TTAGACCGCTGTCCCTGTGCCGGTTTTTGTGCGGCCTGAAAGACTCTCCGCAACCACTTCGCTCTTGAGAAACGCATATCGCTGGCTGGTGATTTTCACGTCACCATGGCCTAGCAGAGTGGAGACCTCTTCCATGCTTTTGCCGTCGCGCTGGAGCCATCGGCAGGCCGCGGTACGGCGTAGATCATGCCAACAAAGGTCGCCTATCCCGGCCCGCCGCATGGCTGCCTTGAGGCCCTTGTTCATGGCCAGATATCGCGTGCCCGTGTCCGGATTCCGGAGCACAAAAGCGCAATCCAAATGCCGCGCCGACTGTGCCAGGTTTTGTGCCGACCGCAGGGGCAGGGGGACGTGGCGGATTTTGCCGGTCTTGGTTGCCGCCGTGGTCGCAATGCGCGCCCTGATTTGGTCCACCTGAAGCCACGTAAGGCTGAAAAGCTCTTCCCGCCGTAGGCCGGTATCGATCGCTAAGGCCATAGCCAGCCGAGGCCCATCCGTTGCCGCCGCCAATAGCGCGCCCTCCTCCTCGGGGGACAGGTAGCGAGTCCGTGGCGGGGCTTCCTTCAGCCCGCGCTTGGCCCGCCGGCGCATATAGGACGTGACGGGATTCCCGCCGTCTTCGATCCATTCCCAATCGATCGCCGAAGTGAAGATCCCGGACAGGCAGCTTAGGTCGCGGCGGATCGTTGCGGCGGTGACGCCTTCCGACCGGCGCGCCGTTTCGAAGTCAGAGAGTGCGCCACTCTTGATTTCGTCAAGCGTCTTGTCTCCGAATTGCAGGGCGAGGTGTTTCAGACTGTCGCCATATCGGCGCGCGGTTGATGGCTTGATGGTTATCATGTGCTCTCGGACGAACCGCTCCGCAGCTTCGTTAAACGTCCGCCTCGGCTTATCGCCCCATTTGATGGCATCGAGTTCCCCGAGCCATTCCCTAAGACGCTTTTCAGCAATTGCTCTATTCGCTGTTTCGAGGCTAACCCGCTGCTCTTTATTTTGACGCTGGGCGCGGCCCCACCAGATGTTGCCCCGCTTGTAAAGCCCTGCCATTGCGACACCTCTTTAAGGTTGTTCTTGCGCCATGTATCGAGGGCTTCTGCGTTGAAAAGCCAATGGCCTCTTGCGCCAACCGGCTGCCAAGCCCCCGGAACCTTGCCGGCGGCGGCAAGCCTAGTCCAATGCCGCGCCGAAAGGCCATAGCGGGCGGCTACCTCAGATGCTTTTAGCGGTTGATGGGCCCTGCTCACGGCTTACTCTCCCCTGTAGATGGGAGTTGTGGGGGAGGGGGCGTTGATGCCAGCAAGCGCGGGCCGTTATCGCATCCACAATGACCGGCCGCGACACACGCGCGGGCACTGTGATCTGCGATGATCGGATACGGGCAGCGGTAGTGATACCAGATACGCGCCCATAGACCGGCCAGCCAGCCGCTTCGCCAGCACAAGCTATAACCGAGTTCGTCTAGCCAACGGCTCATCGTTCCGACGCTCCCGCTGATGGGTTGGGCGATTCGATCATGGCGCGGAATTTCGAACGCCACCAATATCTGCGCGGATATTTGCCAGCCAGAGGTGCGGCCGCGAGTTCACCTTCGCCGAACCATTTCCCGTCAGCGTCCGGGCCTTCGCCATGCAGCCAAGCGAGCGCGGCTTTCGGCACCACAACATGATCGCCAAGGGCGGCGGTGAGGCAGGCGCGCAGGCGCTCGATCTCGGCAGCGGCTTCATGTTGGATTGGCGGCGTCTGAAATTCTCGCCAGCCAAATTCAGGTTCGCCGTTCGGCATCGTCGGCCCGCTGGCGTATCGTCCGCGAAGCCGGTCAACCAAGCGGCTGCTGACCTCGACCTTCTTCGCCAGGAATGGATCAAAAACAGTGTGGGTCTCGCTCATGATTTGCTTTCTGGAGAGATTGCGAGGCGGCCCCGTCGCTTCGCGGAAATTAGTTTGTCGATCCACCGGTAGAATGCATCATCGCCCTTCTGCCTTTTGGCGTAGAGAAGCTCGGTTATTTCACGGCAATGGCAGCCGTGCGCGTTTCGACATTGTGCTCGATCGCGTTCATCGCAAGACCAGCCATCCGCCTCACTCAGCCCCACTGCTTTCCGCTTCATGGCGTTGCCCCTGATTGCTGGAGGGCGATCAACTTATTTAGGATTTGATCACGCAACGCTGGGGCAATGTAGTGCTGGCGTTGGCTAGAGACGAAAGCGATGATCTCGCGAATCTCCTCCCGCCCCGCTGCTGCATCTGCTGGCTTGATGGTGGAGAGGGCGGCAAGAGCGTTGCGGTTTTTGTCGAGTGCGTGATCTACATTGACCGTGAAATCTTTTCCCCAAGACCGCGCTTCACGACGTAGATATTCGAGCATCTGCGAGGATGCTTCCAACGCGGTCCGCACCCCATCAGCGCCAGAGGGCGCGAGGCGGGCCTGAGCTACGGCGGCGCGCGCTGACTTTGCCCAGCCCGGCTTGTCGCGCTCAATGAACCGCGCGGCGTCGAGCAACATTTCGAGCGGGTCTAACTCTGGGCCGTCTTGTGGTTGGGTCATGGCCGTTCAACTCCCGTGATGACGTACACGGTGCCGTCCGGGTAATGCAGTTCAGTTTCTTTGCCCGCCGCCGTCCGTGTGAAGATCGAATCCAGATCGCGCTCAAGCTGGTCGTGCCACATGCGAAGTTGCTTAAGCTCTAGCCGCAGCTTTTCGATTTCCAGACGATCGCGGTAGTACTGGCTCTCGACGCCCCGCTTTTCTGGATGCTGAATATTGATGTGATCGGCCATCTCACCCCTCCTGCTTATGGTCGGAGGCGGCGGGACCAGATTGAGCGGCAAGACGGGCGCGGAGAGCTGCGGCGCATATGTTCAATGGCAGCGGGCGATTGCCTTCCGCCTTCCATTCGTTTCCGGGGTCGCTCATTGTCGGGGAGCGCCGCCAATCCCAAAGGCGGCATCTCGTGAACTGAGGCTTCGCCGCGGATTCCGTCATTTCGATACTGAGAAAATCGAGCAGGAGAGTTTTCGCGGCGTCGATAGATTCGGTAACAGGCTGGACGTGCGAGCCGTTCCACAACGACGGCTTCCCGCTGCGTGGGCTTACCCCGTAATAGATGCACCAAGCCCCATTGATCGGAGATTGTTCGACGTAGCTGCCTTCGGGTGCAAAAACTGCGCGCCAAATCAGCGCATCCAACTCCCGATCCGGCCCCGTCGCCTTCTCACATCGTTCCGCGAGTTCGTACAACATCGGTTAGGCTCCTAGGGGTGTGGATTGGGCGGGGGCGGTCATCTTTCGCGTCCTGCTTCTCGGATTGATCCGTCGAACCGGCGCCAGCGGGTGATCGTCCGAGGCTTTTTGATGCCCAGGTGCTTGGCGCGCTTGCGGGCCGTCACGGATTTTTCGGCAACGTCTGCCCGCGTCTTGACCGCGTGGCATGGCACGCAAAGCAGTTGCAGATTGGATTCTCGATGTTCACCAGCATTAACGAGCGCAATGGTGTGATCATAAGCCGGTCGCAACTTCCCGACGATTGACAGTCCACAATCGGCGCAACGTCCGCCGCACTTGTCGAATACCCGTACCTTAACGCGCGGGGGGATTGCCTGATCATCGTTCGCTCCGATCCATTCATCTGTTGCACGGCTCATGCTGCAGCCTCGATCTCGAGCGCGCCGCGGGACTTGAGCGAAAGGAACAGCCGCTTGGCCGCGTAGGCATCTCGCAAGGCGTCGTGGTGGCCTTGGCGCGGGCGCTCGTTGCGTATGATGGTCAGGGCGTCGTCAAGCCGCGGCCAGCGATATTCGCCCGTGTCGCGCTCGCTGGGCAATTTGGTGAACGCCGCGGCGGGTTTCATTAGGTCGACAACGGCGAGTCCAGGGCGGACAAGTTTGCGGGTGTCCTTGCCAAGCCGGATCAGTGCGGCCTCTAGGATCGCCCGGTCAAATTCCACATTGAAGCCAACCAGGAATTTCGCCTCGCTCGCATAAGCGCAGATGACGCCAAGGGCGATTAACTCGGGTATCCCGCCGCGCCCGGCTTCGCGCGTCGTGATTCCGTGTATCGCCGTAGCGCCCGGGCTTACAGTTCGGCCCTCCGCCCGAATGCGAGAACCAAAGCAGGCCCTATCGTGGCCGTCGAAGTCGAACAGCACCGCGCCGGCAGACACCGCCCAAGGAAATTGGGGCGAGTCCATCGGGACACCCTTTGCAGGGAGAGCGCTGGTTTCGAGGTCGACGGCGAGGATCACAGCGGCCACCCCATGAAGCGAGCAACCGCTACACACCCAAGGCCGAACGCCAAGATGATCGGATAGACCTTGAACAGCGATATATTGATGAAGCCATTCGCGTTCGTGAAACACACCATGACAACCAGATGAAAGGCTGCAACCGCAATTAGGATTGTTTCGGCCATCACGAAATCTCCCTGATCGCGGCTTCACAATCCGCCTTGGTGATCTCGCCCCGCAGGCGGCGCTCAGTGAGCTTGTAGACAGCGCGCATCCATTCCTGCTCTTCGGCGTTGGCTTTACCGCCGATCAGTTGCAGCGCCTCCGTATGGCGGCTGGGTAGGCTCTTGGGCCTATCGGTTACGCGCGCCATTCCTCTCAGGTAGGTCTCTCGCCAGTCGAAGGATAACTCCGAGTCCTCTGAGGGCAGTGACGGGGATGGCGACGCATCACTAACACCATCCCCGCCGTCAACATCATCGGCGGAGGCGCCCGATGATTCCAATGGGTTGCCCGCGGCTTGGGGTTCGGTGGCCTGTTCAGCCGCGGGCGTATCCGTCTGAGATGGGGGCTCAGACGAATTGGAATTGGGGGCGTCGGAGGTTCTAACTGGCTCCGACGCCGCAGTGGTCACTTCATGGCGACCTCCTGTGCTAGTGTCATCCAAGGTCTTTGCCCGATCAGGATGACGGTGCGCATCGGTCGCGCCATTCTCGGTATTCAGTCCTGTTTGCTCATGTCGTGTTGCGTCTTGCGGGGTTTCGCTGTGGCTGGCGTCTCCTTTGGTTGTGGTGGATTCATCGACCACGCCGCGCGTCTGTTGCTCGACGTGTGAAGCGTTGAAGCCGCGGGCTCCCTTCGCCTTCAGACGATCGCCGACGCTGGGGCGCTCGTTGATGTCCTTGGCGTTGTCGGGTCCGACGTGATCCCGCAGCTCTTCCTGGCTATAGACGCCCAGCAGCACGTCGGGGAAATAGGCCCGGCAGAAGTCGCGGCTTGTGTTGTAGTAAAGCTGGAGGTCTGGCTTTGTTTTCCAGAGCGGCGAGTTCTTCGGCTGGATCTTGGAGAACGGCGGCGAGATGTATTCCAGCGTCTCGTTGGTCTCCCGCAAAACAGCCGTGACGATGCAGCGCCGATCCTCGCCTTCACCGTCGAAGCGGTGCTTCATGCGGCCGACGATCGGCGCCCGCTGCTCGATGACGGCGTGAACAAGCTGGCTCTCGTACCCGATCCGGTCGTTGACGACATAGGACTTGTTCGCCACCGCGAAGGGCGAGAAGCGCCACTCCAGCGCCTGGATGCAGATGGCAAGGCACATGCCGGGGTTGCCGCGCAAATGCTTGGGCACGGCTGTATCAGCCACCGCCATGCATTTCGCAAACTCCATAACCTCGACCATGTTCTGGAAGCGAAGGCCACCCAAGGCGTCCGAAACCTGCAGCGTGCTTGCCGCAACGCGGTCGATGCGATCTTCAATCCGTGCGATATCGGCCATGGTTACGACGCCTCTGCGAGTTCAAGTTGATGATCGATGCGGGTCTGCGCCCATGTCGGGAGGGCGAGATATTCAGCGTCGGCCCCGCCGGGGCCGGGCCACTCGCCGGTTTCCATGCACTTGGCGAAAGTCTTGATCGCGACGAAGTTCTGGCGCTCGCCACGGGCGAGGTCGTCATCCTTCAGCGTGACGATGCGGGTGCAGAACGGCGGCTTGGACTCGACGAACACGAACGAGAAGGATTCAATGTCCTTGCCTGCGATCGCATGCCAACCGGAGGCTATGAGACTGGCCTGTTGATGGTAACCAAATTCCGCAATCGTCTTGGCGAGGTCCGACGTCTGCACGCTGGTGGTGGTTTTGAGGTCCGCAAAGTCGCCAGCGTCGTTCGGGATGGCGTCCGGGCGGGCCTTCAGCCAGACCCCGGTATCCTTGCAGCGCCAGACGATGGTCTGCTCGATCGCGCCATTGAGGATCCCCGCATCGATCAGCGGGTGAGCGGCGAGGGACCGCGCCATGCCGCGGATGACTTCAATCTGGGTGGATAGCAGCACGGTGCGGCCTTCGGCTTCCTGGGCCGCCTTCCATGCCTTGGCGTCATTGCTGCGCCATGAGTCCCATTTATCAGGGCGGACGATGTAGTGCGTGTTGAAATCGTCTTCGCCCAGCAAAAGGTGATGCGCGGCGCGCCCCAGCGTGAGCGAGCCTGTTTCCTCCCGCTCGATCCTGTCTGGATTGTACGGGCTCTCGCACCAATAGTGGGCGGGCGATTGGCTGGCGATCTTCCGAAGTCCCGACGATGAAACGCTCGGGCCGTCGCATAGGTCAGCGCCGTGATACGCGGACATGGGTACGTCCGAGTAAATCCCTGGCTGGCTGATCGGTTTGTGATCCCACTTGATAATCTTCATGCCCGTGGCCTCCGTGCCAAATGCGCGACAGTGACGCGCGTAATCAGGTCGGCCATCATCTTGATCTGGCCTGATACCTTTGAGATTTCCTCCGCAGCCAGCTTTTGCTGAACCGAGCTGCCGGCATCGTTGCCCTGCGTGAGGTTACGGACCTTGGCCTGCAGCACTTTGAGGCCGAGGACGATTTCGCTTACGGCGAAGCTGGTGCCCGTAAAAAAATCCGGCTCTTGCTCAGCGACGGGCGATGGTTCGTGCTTGTTCATGGCTCGATCCCTAAAACCTTGAGGTAAGCCCGCGTGAGCTTGTCGTAGGCTGCAGCGCGCCCGCGCATCTTCAATCCGCAGTCTGCGTCCTTGGCGAGCATCCGTTCTGGAGCGCCTTCACCGGAATCCCGGATCAAATTCAGCTTGTAGACTTCAAGCGAGATGTCCCTGATCCGCGCGGGCTCGAACACGGGGCGTTTTAGTTTTGCGTCGTTCATTCAAACAACTCCGCAACTGTCGCGCCGAGATTGACGAGCACGGCGGCGCTTATGATGATGAAAATCACAACGACCAATTCGGCCCCGACCGCTATTGCGATGGTTCTCATGAATAAGCTCCGCTCTCGACGACGGGGAAAGGTTCAAGCGTGGATTCCACTTCAAACTCGGCCAGCACTTCATCCATCTTGGCGATGCGCTCCCGACAGAACGCCTCATCGTCGAAATGCCCGATATGGCGGTCGTATTCGGCGTAACCCTTCAAGAGGCTGATGGCGACGCGGAGTTGTCTGGCGAGTTCTTCGGACATCACACAGTCCCCACTCGCTCTCGCGTTGCCGGTTGCTTCTTGCGATTGTCCCAGCGCTCGGAATCTGGATCGGCCCCGGTCGTGAAGCTGACTTTCTTCTTGTCATCGACGATGGGGCGGAATCCCTCTTGACCGAATGAGCATTCGGATGTGCCTCCTCGGTAACGATGCGGCGGATTGACTATCTCTTCGAGCCGCAGGCCTAGAGAGCCATCGGAATCATCAGCGATAACATCCCTAACAGTGTAGATCGCGCCCTTTAAAGGAACGCACTCGCCGTACCTGACGTCGGATGGGTTGACCTTCCTGATGCATTCGACCTTCTGCCCAACGTGAAACATCACGCATCCTCCAAGAGCTGCTGCAAATCTTCGATCGCCTGGGCCTCGGTGTAGCCGTAGCCAATGGGATGGCCCGGTTCGTAATCGTCCGTGACGGCAGACCAATCGAACGCCCTCACGGGGATCGACGGCGGGTCGTATTTGGTGATGATCTTGGGCGCGGTCATGCTGGCACCTGTTCGGGCTGCGCTTCCGGGACAGAGACGGGCGCCTGCGCGCTCAGTTCCTCAGCCGCCACGATTGCGGCCAAGAGCTTTTCAGTGGCTACACGCGCCTGCTGGAGGCGATCAGAGATGGCCCATGTCCCGGCGCTGGTGGCGTCGAAATAGACCGACTTGCAGAGATACAGAATATCCGGGCACTGCATTGTGGCGGCAACGCTGGCGTCCAAGAGTTTGCTGATGTTGTGCTTCATCACACGGTCTCCTCGCAAAGGTCGGCCACCCTGACGACGCTGCCGCCGTGCTTCTCAGCATCGCGGATCAGTTCGCCGTAGGAATTGATGAGTTTGATTTTCTCGCGGTACTCGGCCTCGCGAACCCGGATCATCAACGACGTGCCGTCCGTGTAGACAATCTTGTGCAACTGCCGCAGGCGTTCCGCGCGCTTGTTGTTGATGATCTCGCGATGCACGACACGCTGTTGCGACGACGTGTAGCCGGACCATTCGCCCTCAAGAATGAAACGGGTCATTTACGCAGCCCTCGCGTTGCGAAGCACGACTTCACGCGCCTCCAGATCATCCCACAGCGCCGCGATTTCCTCGGGGACTTCGGCATGCACCATGATCTCGTCGCATGTGATCTGGAAAAGATCGGCAGCCTCCGCTGTAGACCGTGCCCATTCGGCGTTAGCGGCGGCTCTGGCGCGCGTGTACCTCGGAGCATCCAATCCCCGCAGATCGGCCATGGCGAGGTCGTAGGCCGCTTTCTGGCGCACCGTGGCCATTTCGAAATAGCGGCCTGCGGTTTCCTCAGCTCGCTCTACGCGCTCGGCGTGATCCGCCGGGGATTCGTACTGGCGCCAGTGGTCTTTGCGCCAGTCTGGTTTGGTGGCGGGCTGCTTCATGTTAAATCCCCTTCGAAAACGCTCCCCGCATCATTGCCTCGATCAGAGATCGGCAGCGGGACCCTCAGTCCCTCGTTGGTTTGCTTCAGAGACTTCTGGATGATCTTCAGCGAAATCGACCCGTAGCCCTCGCAGTAGGCGCAGATCGTCTGGCCGGTTTTGCCGATGCCGCTGCACTTGAAGCAGGGTTTGTATGGTCCTCGTCGCATCATCTGCGGTCCCCCATCGGCTGGTCTGCTGGGGAGCGGCTTCATGGTGGCTCCCCCGATCTGATGGGGAACTAGTAGCACCACTGAAATTAGGATGCAACAGGAAACTAGTAGCCATACTGAAAATAATTCTTGCGGGTATTTTGCCGGGGGTTTAGAGGGGGGTCGCCGGATTCGTCATGGCCGGGCGCGCAAGCGTCGGGGCTTACCTAGCGAAGGGTCCGGTAGCGCAGGGTGTGAGGGCTTGCCCTTGTCGGATGTGCTGCTGGGGAAAACGCCGAGAAAGGCCTCCGTCCCGATCCAGGCTCCAGTGATCTAGGCGAAGGGCTGACTCCTCCTACCCAGACCATGGGCTTTTGCCTGTGGGGGGTCGGGGGGTGTTGGCCCCACAAACCCATCCCCACCAATGATCTAGTACTTAGAAAGATAAGATAAAACAAAGAGTTATATTATGGATGTAGGTAGTAAGGCGAAGCTACTAGGATACCTTGGTGCGGCGAATGTTTACTTGGAATATCGCATCAAAAAGAACCCTGAAGTTCTCAATTTTGAACTCCTGCGGCTTTGCTTTGAGGTTTACGCCGTCAAGGCCGAAAATGTTGCTGAACTGGCTTCATCGATCGATGCGCTTGGAAAGGCTGAGAGGCGGCGGCTTTGCAAGCAATTTCGCGTCTCGCATGGAATCCCCCACCCACAACGGCACAAACACAGAGACTTGGAGCCTCGCATAAACGAGTTTCCGGCCGTCCCGCAAAAGCTAAACCTTTCCCAAAACCAGCCTGATTACATTCCGCTGCCGGCGCCATCTCCGAAGCCCGCCGCTCCATTGTCAGCAAAGAAGCTACGGAAGTTTAAACTAGCCGCCAAAAAGGAAAAGAAGGCAGCCAGACAGGAGTTCCGCCGGGCCAATTTAAACGCCGCGGCCAGCGCGCCGGTCATGAGCCGACCATCGGAAGACGCGATTCGCGAGTTTTACGCCTCTTGGGAGTGGAAACGGCTCAGTTACGATGCAAAACTTGAGCGCAGCCGGAAGTGCGAATGCTGCGGGGCGAAGGCACCGGAGGTGAGGATACATACCGATCACGTCAAGCCGATTCGCCACTATTGGCACCTCCGGCTTGTACGATCGAACCTCCAGATCCTTTGTGAGGACTGCAATATGGGCAAAGGAAGCCGCGACGAAACCGATTTCCGCCAGACTGTCCAGGAAGACGATCTCGGCGTGCTGCTAGAAGAGCCCAAAATTCCGGTTATTTGGAACTAGCGGTCGTTCGTCCCCGTCTTACCCGTGATGATTTTGGCGGTCTCGACGATCTTTTGCCGATCGCCCTGATTCGCGGTTTCCCAGATCGACCAGATCGCCTCGTCCCTGGTCGGGTCGACCATCAGGATTTGCCCGGGCGTGCAGCGGAGGGCATCAGCAAGCGCCTCCAGCCCCTTGTCGCTGTAGCCTTGCCGGCCTTGCTCGAGCTGGGCAACGTTGCTCACGACCATCCCAGCCGCTTCCGCAAGCTGTTCCTGGGTCATGCCGCGGTACTTGCGCCATTCCTTCAGGAATATCCGCCGCCTCTGTGGTTTGAAGCGGGGGACAACCCGGTTTTTCGTGGTCCTAGCCATACTGATATTTTCCCCCGCACCGCGAGAGAGAACCACGTAGTCACGCTGAAAAACTGCTTGACGGCTCATTTTCAGTAATGCTACTAGTTGGCCATGCATTTGGCAGACTGGCTAATCCGGCAAAAAGTTAAGCGCATTGATTTCGCGGCGCGCATCGGCGTGACCCCGCAATCGATCACAGGTTATTGCGACGGCGACTTCTGGCCGCGCAAAGAGATCGCCCAGAAAATCTTTGAGGAAACCGGCGGGGAAGTTACCCCGACCGATTTCATGCACATCAAAAAGCCGGAGACGGCCGCGTGACCTCAATGAGCCATCTCGCATCCGCTCCAAATCTGAATGCCCTTCGTGGTGGCATCCTCCCGAAGTGCGCGCTGGGTATCGATCTGGGCCTGATCGGCGCCAGCGAGCGAAATAACAAGATTCAATTGCGCTCCACTGCCGAACACAAAGCCGACACAGCGCAGCACACCGTTGATTTTTCTGAAGTAGCCGAAGCCATCGAAGTACATCGTAGGCGCACAGCCGCTTTGCGCGACCAGTTCTTCTTCGTTCATTGTTGTCCCCAGCCAAGAGCGAAGGAACATTCAAACACAACTTCGCGATTTCCGTTACGAAATTTTCATGCTGCGACAAAAAATCGTAGCTGCGTTGCGTCGTGTGCCAGCGCGGCACATTTCCCCGCAGTTTTACGGAGCGCGTCATGACGATCATGACATGCGCCGGAGCATCGCCGCTTGCGCCGACAATTCGCGCGCCCGATCAAAAATCTCCGGCGGATAAATCTGAAATTCGGATTGCAGTTCGCCGATGGCCTTCGCCTTCAGATCGTTTGCCAGCCGATCGAGCGTGTGCGCCATGACGCATCTCGGCACCACGTCACAATCAACCAGCAGCGCCACCAGTGCGGTGAACTGGTCATCGGCGATCATCTGCCGGGTGCCTGAAAGGGCGGCGCGGCGGGCTTCTGTAGTGAAATATGCGTTGCTCATGGGCGGGAATAAACCGCGCATTGGCTGATGGAACAATTGCAATAACTACATGGAACTTTTCAGCAACATGAGGCACCGGCAATGAAGCCGTTAACTGAAATCGAGATCGCGATCCGCATGGCATTTGCCGAGGCCGTCACCGCGGCAGGCGGCGGGGCGCATATGGCAGCCGCACTGGAAACAAACCCCGGCAAGATCAGTCGCCTGCAGAACACCGATAACACGCCAGTTGCAATGTCAGAGCGGCTGTACCTGAAAGCCGGCGAGGTCATTAAGGCAGACCGCCTTGCCGGGGCACCCATCATGCTATCGGCCTTGGCCGCGCTTGAGGGTTATGAAATTCAAGCTGCCGATCGCCACGTCGCGCCAAAAGGAATGCACCAACATCTTTCGACGCTGGCTAAGGAATTCGGCCAGGCAGTCACCGAGATGGCCGATGGTGATGCCCTCTCAATCGCCAAGGCCCGGCGCATCCGAACCGAGCTGCAAGACCTCGTTAATCGCGCGCGCGACTGCATTGCAGAATGCGATCAGATCATGTCTGGCGAAAAGCAAACGCTCTGGTTGGCGCAGGGCACCGATCGCGACGTCAAGTTCGGCAAGAAGGACAGAGCATGACGCGGGATGAGGCGGTCAAAAAGGCCGAGGAGTGTTTCACTTTCAACCATCCTAGTCAGGAATGGTTTTTCACGCCCCTGAGACTCGTCGCGGCTCTGGAAAATCTTGGCGTGCTCAAGCCTGATGAGCCGAAGAGCGCACAGCAAATGGCCTATGCGGCATTAATTGAGGGCCGATGGACTACTGCCGGCGCCGCCGAAGCCATCGCGCTTATTGATAAAGCCGGCCTCAAGATCGTCGAGAAGTAAGCGTTCCGCATCCCACTCATACAAGGACCATGTGATGAAACCAGTAGCAGTTGGTCTAGTAACGCTTGCCGCAGTTTGGATTGTGTTTTCGCTTGGACAATCGACGGCACTCAACAAGCCGCTTTCCGAATGTTTGATGAGCCATAAGAACCAGTGTGACTAACCGCGTCCAGTAACTAAGCCTTCCCCGCGTCCCGTTGCATCACACCCGAGAACGAAAATGACAAATAACATCCATCGCGAAGAATGGACGGAAGAGCGCATCGCGCTTTTGAAGGAGTTGCGCGAGGCTGGCGTACAGCGCGGCGAGATCGCGGACAGGATCAACAAACAAACCGGATCTAATTTCACAAGGTCCGCGATATGTGGAAAGATCGATCGGTTGTTCCCCGCAGCACATCCCAAAAAGACAGAGGAAGAAAAGGCCGCGACGAAGCGCGCACAGCGCGACCGCGATAAGAAGCTCGCAAGAGAGCGGCGACTAGAAAGGCGGTTAGCGGCTGGACTCCCGGTCGACATGCCGCGCCGCGCAGCGAAATTTAGCGTCAATCCAGGCCTTAAGATAGTAGCGTTCCGCCCGGAAGATTTCAGATCCGCAAATGTTCATGGCGTCGACGCGCTGGAATCCCACCATTGCCGGTTCATCTGCAACGATGACATGAGCGCGCCGGTCTTTTGCGGCCTACCGATGCTCACCAATTCCAAATTCTCATTCTGCGCTGGACATCACATCATCTGCACTGGCCCCGGCACAGCATCCGAAAGGGCCGCAGCATGAGCACGCATAATCCCTACGCAAACGCCTATCCGGTCGGCGGCCGATCTTGGACCATTGAGGAAGATCAAGCCCTGCTCGCCATGATGCGAGAGGGAAAACGGAATCAACAGATCGCGGACAAGATCAATCGAACAATCCACGCCGTAAAATCCAGGTATCGCTATCTCGGCCTTTCGGTAGAAGAACGCGCCAGCTTGCGCCGCATGAAGAGGCTGGCCCAGCCGCCCGTCATCCGAATGAAGATCGATCATGTGACGGACAGGGCGCCGGTCATTCCGCTTGAAGTGCTTGAAGATAGGGCGCGGCGATACACAGCCCAGCGCGATCTGACAGCAATCATCTGCGGCGATCCCGAGCCGGGGAGGGTCAGACTATGATCACCACGAAAGCGACGTGCGCTTATCTCCTTGTTGGCATCTTGGTCGTTTCGATTGGGTCGAACATCGAACGCGGTTGCAAAGAGCGCCAATCAACCTTCGTGGGGTGCATCGGCTTCGTTCTTATTTGGCCGCTCCTAGCTGTTTCGTTGTCCACAGCTACAAAGAATTTTCCTTGCGATGGCATGAGCCGATGAATTTTGCCCTCGTCAAAGACGAAACCCGCGAGCCTGAAACAACACTCGTGGAAATCAGCCCTTCGCTTTGGGCGGCGCTCATTCGCTACGCCATTGCAGAGAGGGTCAATCTGGAAACCGCCGTCAATCAATTCGTGCGGGATGGGTTGGAGTCGGCATGAGCATCGAGGGGCAGGGCCGTTTGACTGGCATGGGCGGGCATCAAAGCGCGCAAATGCTCAAAGACGAGTGGCTGACACCTCCAGAGATAATCGAAGCGTTAGGCGGCCCGCAATCCTTTGACCTAGACCCATGCGCGCCGATCACGCGCCCTTGGGAAATGGCGAAAGAGCATTACACCGTCGCCGATAACGGCTTGCTCAAGCCGTGGCACGGTCGCGTGTGGTTCAATCCTCCCTACGGCGGTCCTAAGATTGTTGGCCCCTGGATGCGGCGGATGGTTGAGCATGGCGTCGGGACCGCGCTGATATTCGCCCGCACCGAAACCGATCTGTTTTTCGAAACGATATGGACGAAAGCAACATCGATCCTGTTTTTGCGGGGCCGCCTCCATTTCCATCACGTTGATGGCAAGCGCGCCGAGGCGAACGCTGGAGCTCCGTCGATCCTGGTCGCCTATGGCGAAGAAGACGACTGGTTCTTGCAGCGGTGTCCAATCGCAGGCCAATACATCCCTCTACTGATGGAAGATGGCGGACGGAGGATGCCGCGATGAGCAGTTTATCAGAGCGCATCGCTGAGTTTCTGTTTGGCCCCAAGGTTCGGGATTGCCCGCGTTGCGAGGGCATCGGTCGTATAAATCATCAATGCGGCATGGGCGCTTGCGTTGATGATCCGTGCCCAGACTGTGACGAGCGTGGCTATTTCTTCAAGAACCCACGTAACGGTCCTGTGGGGATATCAAGGTCAACTACGTCCTGCGCGTCGCTGGAGTCGGCATGAGCGCTGAGACCAAAGAATTGTTGAAGTTTATTTGGTGGAACGACGAAACCGGCGGGATAGGCGGGATGCTCTTCTTTTTCGCCATTGGGTTACTCCCGTTTTTGATTTGGGCGATGGCGCAATGACCGCAACCACGTTTCTTGATGGCAGGGTGACGATGCTGCTCGGTGACGTGCGGGCAATGCTCAAGACGTTGCCGGACGATCATTTCGATTGTGTGGTGACGTCTCCGCCTTATTGGGGTTTGCGGGATTACGGCACCGGGCGATGGGAGGGTGGGGATCCGGACTGCGATCACCGTTCGCCGACCATGCGGGAAGGGCGCAATGAGGATCGGGCGCAATTGCCGGGATCAGCCGCGACCAATTCAGCACAGCTATTGCTGGCGCATCGGTCGGGATGCGGGAAGTGCGGAGCCGTTAAGGTTGACCATCAAATCGGGCTGGAGCCGACGCTTGCCGAACATCTCACCGTCATGGTGGAAGTTTTCGAGGAAGTCCGTCGCGTCCTGAAGCCAACGGGAACGCTGTGGCTCAACTATGGCGACTGCTACGCCACATCACCGAACGGACGCAGCGCGGCCGACACCAAGGCCGCGGGCAACGATGACCGGACGTTCCGCGACAAGCCGTTTTCGACCATCGGAGGCGTACTGAAGGCTAAAGACCTTTGCATGATCCCGAACCGCCTTGCCATCGCCCTCCAGGAAGCGGGCTGGTATGTCCGCTCGGAAATCATCTGGCACAAGCCAAACCCGATGCCGGAGAGCATCAAGGATCGTCCTGGCACGTCTCATGAGAAGGTTTGGTTGCTCTCTAAATCGCCGCGATACTTCTACGATCATGCTGCAGTGGCAGAAAGGGCAACCCATGCCGGTAAGACAATCGTATTGGGCGAGAAGTCCTTTTCCAAGGGGCAGGCAAACGGTTTGGGAATCGCTCCGTCTGGGAATGGAGCGGCTGCTAATTTTCTGGTTGGCGAAACGAAGAACCTTCGCAATGTCTGGACAATACCAACCTCGGCATTCGCAGAGGCACATTTCGCGACCTTCCCGCCTGAATTAGCCGAGAGATGCATCAAGGCCGGATGCCCCGAAGGCGGTCGCGTCTTGGACCCATTCGGCGGATCCGGCACCACCGCGCTTGTAGCTGCGCGGCTCGGTCTAGATAGCGCGATCATCGAACTAAACCCGGAATACGCCATCCTCGCCCGGGCGCGCATTGAAGCGGCCTTCATGGGCAAGGAAGAGGGCTCCCGTCACATGGTCAAACAACTCGGCAAAGACAAAGCGCCGTTCGAACCCGGCTCTCTCTTTGCAGGAATAGAGGGGCAGGCGGCGGAATGAAGATCATGTTCTTCCGGTTCGTCCGTCACGAATACGTACCGGACTGGCTGCAGTGCGGCTGGATTGCGCGCCCAATTCTAAACGGCACCCATCACGGCAATTGGTCGGTAGCGATGGAGTGGATTTGCGATTGCCGACCTCCGTTTCCGAAACAACCATAGGAGCCACCATGGCAGAGCCAGCATTGAAGATAGTCCATTCCATTTCCAACGATCTTGAACTGACGGAATCCGAAAAGCGGGCACTGCTCGTCAACGGCCTGACCGCTTTGGAACTACTGATCGACCGGAAGAACGAGGCCGTCAAAGATATCCGGACGGCTCGAAAGAAGATCATCGCGCACGGTTTCACATCCAAGGTGATCGACTTCGCGCTGAAGGTGCGCAACGACCACGACGGGGAATTGGTTGAACAGCGGCGCGCTGAGATCGAGGTGGCGCGGTTCCTGGGGCATCCGGTCGGCACGCAACCGGAATTGCCGCTCAACATGGAAGACCGGACTCCCGGCGTCGACAAGGCCAAGGCCGAAGGTGAGATCGCCGGCGCTGAAGGCAAAACGTGCTCTGCACCATACGCAGCCGGCAGCCCGAACGAACAGGCATGGCTCACCGGCTGGCATGACGGGCAGGCCATTCTCGCCAGCGCGTTCAAGAAGCTGGAGGCCAAGGCGGCGGCTGAGCCGGAAGCGGACGAAGAAGGCGATGAGGACTGATGCAATCCCCTGACAATCGCACTTTAACCTTCGAAGAAGTGGACCATGTACTTCGATATGAGCCGGAGACTGGGCATCTATTCTGGAGGATAGATCGAGGTAGGAATGGCAAGGGCGCGAGCGGGGCCAAGGCTGGCGCTCGCGCAGGCGGCGTCGCAAACCATGGCTACATTCAAATAAATACCAGGGTTGGTCGAGTCCTAGCACATCGTCTGGCTTGGCTGCTGACGCACCGCGTCATGCCGGAGGTCGAGATTGATCATATAAACGGAAACAGGACGGACAACCGAATCTGCAATTTGAGGGCTGCCACGCGGACTGAGAATAGCCGTAACCAGCAGATGCACTCAGATAACAAAAGCGGTTTCAAGGGCGTGCACAAACGTAACCGAAAATTTCGCGCGGAGATCATGCACCGAGGCAAGAAGGTCCATCTCGGCTATTTTGTAACGGCACAAGAAGCGCACGAGGCCTATTGCAAAGCAGCCCGTGAATATCACGGCGAATTCGCGAGGGCCGCATGATCGTCATAGCCGGGTTCGATTTGGCTACTTGTACGGGTGCCGCAATATTGCAAGGACCGAAAGTCCTACATGCCGAGGCCTTCCGCGCAAAAGGTAAATCGGACCCGGAGATATTCTCAAACTGGAGAATCTGGTTCCGGGCGATGCTTGTTTCTCACTGCGTCCAGCATGTGGCGATTGAACAACCGCTCCGAACTCCGCAGATCGATCGTAAGGGCGAGCTTTCTCCGAAGTCGAGCATGGCGACATATCTCCGGGCTTATGGCTTTCGCGCTCATGCAATCCAGATTTGCGACTCCCTCAATATCCCTTGCGAAGAAGTAAATATGTCAACGTGGCGGGCGGCATTCACCGGGAATGGTCACGCAGATAAGGCCGCCTCCATGGTGATCGCGAAACAACTCTATCCCGGCTTGAAGTCGCTAGATGCTGCGGAATCGATTGGCGTTGGCTGGTGGCTTAACGGGCATCTGAGCCAACTCAAGATGTTTGCGGGGGTCGCATGACCCGCGCCTCCGACGACCGCTTCGAAGCATGGAAAGAAAAGGCTGAAGCTGTCGGTCTTCTAGCCGCCGCGCAGATGTTCGGCGCCAAACTGAAGAAGCACGGCAATGAATTTGTCGGCGCCTGTCCCTTCTGCAATGGCAAAGACAGATTCGCCGTCAATCCCGTAAAGGGAAATTGGCATTGCCGCGGCCATGGCGGGGGCAAATCGCCAATAACGATGACGATGCACATCGGGAATTTATCGTGGAAGGAAGCCTCGGAAGTGCTTGCTGGAGAGCCCCCGCCAAACGGCCCCAGCAAGCCCCTGAGCGATGCTGAAAAAGCAGAGCGCAACAGACGCCGGCTTGCGAATGAGGACGCCCAGCGCAAGCGCAAAGAGCAGGAAGAGCAGTACCAGGATGATACGCGCGAAGCGGCGCATCGGATCTGGGGCGCATCCATTTCGATCTTTGGCACCATTGCCGAGAAATACCTAACCAGCCGCGGCGTCATGCCGGATATTAGCGGGCCTCTGCGGTTTCACCCCACCCTGCCTTATCCGAAAAAGTCCGGCCTGCATCCGGCTCTGATCTGCCGCGTTGACGACATGGGCGGCGAGGCCTGCGCGGTCTGGCGAATCTATCTGAGAGCCGATGGGCGCAAAATGGATGTTGAAGCGCCTAAACTCGGGCTAGGCCCCGCGGGTGGCGGCGCTGTCAGGATCGGAGGCAACGGTCCCAAGATCGGATTGGCCGAAGGCGTCGAGTCCGCCCTTGGCGCGTGGAATCTGATTGGGCGGAAATATCCCGTGTGGGCCGCGCTCTCGACGTCAGGCCTGATCGGAATCGAACTGCCGCTTGGCGTCGAGCATGTGGTTCTGTTCCCCGATGGAGACGCGCCTATCCGCAAACAAGGCAACGAGTTTGTGCCGACGGTGCCCGCTGGCCGCAAAGCAGCGGAGACATTGCGCGCCCGCCTGCTGAGCGAAGGCCTTGGAGTCACCATCGCGGCAGAGCCGGGGCCCGGGCAGGATTACAACGATCTTTGGCTGCAACATTCAAGGGAGGTGGCATGAGCGTAACCGGATATGCGATCCTATCGTTCGGCCTGATCGAAGTTGCGACCGTCAGTCCGACACGGCGCGGCGCCTTGGTAAACTGGCTTGTGACGACCGCTCGGCGCCCGATCTATGCATGGACCACCGACGAAGAGATCGAGCGTCATTGGCGCGAGTCCTGCGGGAGTCGTCGGGACCATGACTGCATCGAGGTCGCCATTACCCCGGCCGCGATGTCCCCGGCAGACCACGGCCTAGCATGATCCACGATTCCACCGCTAACGAGAGAAATTTCCTAGGCTGTTTGCTGCGCTCGCCGCACGAATTTTTCGTAGTCAACGATATCGTCACCGCGGATCAATTCTCGATTGCCCATCACCGGGATATCTTCACGGCGATACGCGACCTGTCCGAACGCGGGAAGCAAGTCACCATCACCGCGCTGCAGGCCAATCTCCCGGAAGAGTTCGACGAGATAGGCCCAGCCATCGGCGTTCTAATGGCGTTAAAGGAAAGCTCGGTAGAGGCGGGGAGCGCGACGGATTACGCGCCGTTCCTTGCAGAGCGTTCGGCGCTCAAGCGGCTGGATGCGCTTTCGATCTGGCTTCACAAGGAAACAGGGAAGAACGATAGGCCGGCAGAGGATATCTCCGCAGAGGCCTCGCTGAGACTGCATGCCATCATGGCCGTAGCATCACCGATGCGGCCAAAGCCGATCGGCGAGATAGCCGCCAACGTCGCCCGCCATGCAAACAGCGCCCAGATGGGCGACGTGGTGTCAGGCCTCAACACCGGCATTTCGTCGCTGGATGAAATCCTTGGCTTGATGCTCGGCTCTGATCTGGGCGCTGTGATCGCTAGCCAGGGCGATGGAAAGTCAGCGCTTGCCGCACAAATCGGCATTCATGCCGCGAAGGCTGGCCGCCCCGTGATGTTCGTCCAGATGGAAATGAGCGACGAACAGATGGCGGCTCGCGAGCTGGCGGCGGTCTCGGGAATATCGGTCAATCAAATTCACGAAGGGGCCTTTGACGCCTTCCAATGGGAAGAGATCGTCCGCGCCGAGAAAGAACTGCGGACGATGCCGTTCCACATCATCGACGCCGAGGAAATGACGGTTCGGCAGATCAAGGCGCAGGCGTTGGGGATGCAACGGACCATCGGCCTGTCTCTCGTTATTATCGACCAACTCGACAAGGTGAAGGCGGAAGGCAAGCCCCGCGATCGGTTTGAGCGCATGGCGGAGATCACGCGGGATCTGAAAAAGCTGGCAAAATTCCTGAAGGTGCCCGTGATCGTACTCGCCCAGCGTACCCGCGGTGCCCAACGGCGGGATGATCCAACCCCTGACGTGCTCGACGCCGACGCGCCCTCGCTCGAGCGTGACTGCGACTGGATTGTCGGCCTATGGCAGCGCAAGAACTGGCTGCGCCGGAACAAGCCCGATGGCCGGTCAGAAGCGGAAACCACCAAATGGGAATCCGACATGTGGAAATGCAAGGACCAGGCGGAGGTGATCTGCCTGAAACGTCGACGCGGCAAAGCATTTGAGCAAAGGACGCTGACGTTCCACGGGGCAACGATGCGGTTTCACGAGGCGCAATGAGCCCCGAACTCGCCAGCATCTGCGCCGAACTCGAGATTGAGGTGATCCCCCCGCACGTCACCCGCACGCCTGGGACGACGAAATGCGGGAATACCTTTGAGCGCATCCGCCGGCGCTATGGCGAGGGCCATTTGATCTTGCTGCTCCGAACCATCATGGAGAGCGAGAACAACCGGATGGCTCTTGTCGAGCCGGTGATCTGGGCGATCAGCGACGTGATGCTGGCCAACCCGCGATGGCCTTCCCGAGGGCTTGAATGGCTCGCCGCGTTCGATGAAATCGACCTGTGCGAGGTATGGGCGGCATCGAAGGAAGCGAACGGGGCGCCGCCTGAAAGGCATGGTGTGGCCTCCAAAATTACCGAGTTGATGCAAAAGCGATTTGGCGAAGGCAAAGAGGAGAAGCTTCTATGAATTTCGAACCGGAGATTATCAGGGCGCGGTTTGTTGAGGCAGCTCATACCGAAAGGTTCCTCGCCCCAGCCAAAGGCCCCACAGCCAAGGCATATTGGCCAGAATATTTTTATGACGAGGAAGACAAGGCCGGCTGGGACGACGCAGCCCGACTGGACAACGCTGAGAAGTGGAAGGGCCGCGCATCATCCGGCGCCATCTCAAGACACCAGGAATGTCTTGAGTGGACGGCAACGCGGATAGATGATGAAAAGCGCCGGCACATTCTCTGGGCGTGGGCGTTTTGCAGGGCGAACGGCTGGGACTTCGGCGCCCGCTGCGTCAAGCGCGGATGGGCTCGTCCTACGGCCTATAGGCGTTTAAATGCCACCGTGGAGGCGATTTCAGATCATTTTCGTATGGAGGGCTTCGTGGTGCGCCTTCCCGACGATAAATGGGTGAGACACGAAACCCCAAATCTGGCATGTGTCAGTGGCACGATGGGGCGAAGCGACGATAAGCCCGCGCCCATCAAGTTCACCCCCGGATATCGAACCGAAAAGTCCCGCGACCTTCTGACAACGCCAGAGGCGGTCGTCGATTTCGCCAAGGCCCTTGACCGTCGAAACGCCAGAATGCGAAAGCTGCAGGCGTGGCGTAACGAGGGTGTGGCGTGATGAGGGGAAACGGTGGCGTAGCAGTTGCGGCTGTCTTTGGGCTCATCATCCTTTCGGTGATTGTTTGGAGTCAGGTGTCACTTTGGCAAGAATGCCGTGCTCAGCATAGCTGGTACTACTGCTTCCGCGTTGTCGGGGGCCGATAATGCGGACCAACTACCCCACCCGCGAGATCGGCCGGCGCATAGACACCGAGTCCATCAAGCGCCATGCCTTCGAGAACCAGGGCATTGTAGTGGCAAAGGTGGATGACCCACGGCTGTCATGGGTGGACAGGGAAGAGTTGAAGCGGATCGGGGCGAAGCTGTACGGGAGCCGGTCATGACGCGGATCATCTGTGAGGAGTGCTCACATTTCTTCGACCCGTCCGACAAGCGAGGGCGCATCAGCGACGACAAGCGGTTTCCAACGCTCTGCCCGCTGTGTTGCTACATGCGGTATCGGGGCGACGAGCAGTGGGCAGTCTGGAATGATTGCCAAGGAATCTTCGAATGCCGCGTGCGCCTAGCCGAGGTCGATAAGCTCATCGAGACCGAGTACCATGACGTGGGCGCTCGTGCGGTGCCGGTGCGGGTCTATCCCGAGCCCAATGACCGCCACGATTTTCGCCGGTGGGTTGAGAACGAGCGTACCGCGCGACGCGCCTGATTTGCCGGGGAAGCGCTGACACCCGCAGCCCGTAACAGGGTTAGGGGTCGCCGACGCAAGAACATCGTCCCCCGGCACCAAAATCTGACTGCCTAGCGCGGAACGCAGGGTGACGGTTGTGCGTGGCGCAGCCTGACTGCACGGGGATGCCCCGGTCACGGGATCACCGCACGATAATGCGTAACTTCGACGCCAAAGGTCTTCCGTATGGGGGCTCGCTGGCGGTCAGACACCAATCGGACGGCTCCGCCAAGGCGCGGCCTCTCAAACGCCATGACCTGCAAGATGGCGCCAGTGACCACGGGGGAGTCGTCCGAGCTAAATTAGAGTGTGCGGGTCGACAACCTTGAACGGATGCATCACGTTCGCATGGCGGGAGCGGCCCGCAGGTTGTCTATCTGATAGAGGCCGACCCCCGCACTGGCCGGTGGAGTAGTCGCCGCTCCGACTCGGAGCTTAGCAACGCGCTGTCCTGAAATCAAATTTACCCGGATAAATATCAAGAAATCAAATGGCTCATGGTGGCAAGAGGCCGGGATCAGGCCGAAAGGTCGGCGCGGTCAATAAGATAACCGCACAGGCCAAACGTGAAGCGCTCAAGAGCGGGATCACCCCTCTTCAATACATGCTGGGCGTGATGCGCAACAGCCGGGCCGACACCAAGCGCCGCGATGACATGGCGAAAGCCGCCGCCCCGTTCTGCCACACCCGGGCCATTGAGCACACCGGCGCCAATCGTGGCCCGATCACCACACTGGACCTGACCAAAGCATCTGATGAGCAGATCAGCGCCCTTGAGGCCATCTTCGGCCCGCTTGCCGAGTCCGGCAGTGATGATGAGGGCGATCAGGGCTGAGAAGGCCCGAAGAGTTGTTGAATCTGAACGCGAGCACACCCGCAAGAACGCCGATGCCATCCGTGCCCATTGCGAAACCCTAGCCGGCTTCGTCCGTGAAGCCTGGCACGTCCTCGAGCCCAACGCCCGCTATATCCACAACTGGCATATTGACGCGATCTGCGAACATCTCGAGGCGGTAACGGACGGGAGGATAAACCGGCTACTGGCGAATGTGCCGCCCGGATCGATGAAATCCTTGCTGGTCTCTGTATTCTGGAATGCATGGGAGTGGGGGCCGAAGGGGCTTAGGTCACTTCGATATCTCACCACCGCGTTTAACGATGGCCCAGTGAAGCGGGACACCCGCAAGACGCGCGATCTGATCCTGTCGGAGTGGTATCAATCGCTCTGGCCGGAGGTGAACCTGACCCGCACCGCGGAAATGTCCTTCGCGAACAGCGACACGGGAACGCGGGAGGGCGTGGCGTTCGGCTCGCTTACCTCGCAACGTGGCGATCGGCTCATCATCGACGACCCGCATTCGGTCGACACCGCGGAATCCGAGACAGAGCGCAACAACACCACCAGGCGCTTCCGGGAAGGCGCGCTGAACCGGCTGAACGATCAGGAAAAGTCCGCGATAGTGGTCATCATGCAGCGATTGCATGAGGATGACGTGTCAGGGACCATCCTAAAACTTGGCATGGGATACACGCATCTCATGCTCCCCTTGGAGTTCGAGCCGGAGCGGGCTTGCCAGACCTCGATAGGGTTCAAGGATCCGCGCGTGGTCGACGGCGACTTACTCGATCCGCAGCGCATGCCGCGCGAAACCGTCGACAAGATGAAGCGCGATACCACGGCTTACACCATGGCCGGGCAGTATCAGCAGCGCCCCGCGCCTCGAGAAGGCGGCATATTCAAGCGGCATTGGTTTGAGATCGTGCCAGCGGCTCCGGCAGGCGCCCGCAAGTGCCGCGGCTGGGACTTGGCGGCATCGAAGGCCAAGGTCGGCTCAAGCGCATCAGGACCTGCTTATACCGCAGGCGTGAAGGTCTCAGAGCTGAACGGCGTTTACTACATCGAGCATGCCATCCGGGAGCGCGGCTCGCCGGCCGAGGTCGACCGCATGATCCTGAACACGGCGGTCGCCGATGGCCGCGCAGTCACAATTTCTATTCCACAAGATCCGGGCCAGGCCGCGAAGGGCCAGGTTCTAGCCTTCGCAAAATTGCTGGCTGGTTACAACGTCAGGTTTTCGCCTGAGACCGGCGACAAGGAAACCCGGGCTCTCCCGGTCTCTGCACAGGCCGAAGTCGGCAATGTGAAGATCGTCAAGGGTGCATGGAACGATGCTTTCCTCGAGGAAATCTGCACCTTCCCGGCCGGCACGTTCAAAGACCAGACCGACGCCCTGTCTCGCGCATTCGCTGAGTTGTTGAAGGGCGGAAGCCCTACGCTCATCGTCCAGAACCACGGAATCTAATCAATGGCCGATGAGATCGACCCCAGCGCAACGTCGTCAGACTATGACGCCCAGATTGCGTTCTGGGAGAAGGTTGACGCCATTCTGCAGGGCGAGGATGCGATCAAGGCGGGCACCACGACGTACCTGCCCAAGTTCGCAAATGAAAAGCAGGCGGTCTATGACTACCGGCTCGCCAATGCGCCGTTCACGAACATCTATTCGGACATTTCCAAGAACCTTGCTTCCAAGCCATTCAGCAAGGAACTGGTGCTCAAGGAAGGCACCCCGCCTCCATTCGTAAAGCTGGCCGAGAACATCGACGGGCAGGGCAATAACCTGCACGTTTTCGCGGCGAGTGCGTTCAAGTCGGCGCTAGATAAAGGCATCGACTGGATTCTCATCGACTACACCAAGGCCAAGCCCCGAGCCGATGGCAGGCCACTCAGCCGGGCCGAGGAAGCCCAGCAGAAGCTTCGCCCGTACTGGGTGCATGTGCCAGCCGAAAACATGCGGGCGGTCTACAGCGACTTTGTGGGAGGCGTGGAGGTCATCCACCGGGCCTGCATTAGCGAAACCTCAAAGCAGATCGACGGCTTCGAGGAAACCTGCATCGAGCGCGTCCGGGTATTGGATCGCGTCAGGCTGGTTGATGAGTTGGGCCAGACGACGGGCTACGCCCCGGCGACATGGACGCTGTGGGAGCATCAGACCAATTCCGAGGGCAAGGCGGGCTGGGTCATCATCGGGTCAGGCCCGATCACGATCGGCATCATCCCGCTTGTCGCGGTCACACTGACCAAGCGCAGCGGCGGCTCATGGATTGTCGAGCCAGCCATCCGCGACATCGCGAATATGCAGATCACTGAATACCGGCAGGAGTCGAACCTTAACTGGGTCAGCATCATGACCTGCTTCCCGATGTTCTGCATCTCGGGGATGGAGACGAAGGATGCGACCGGCGCGCTAATCGAGGTCTCAGTCGGCCCTAATATGGTGTTCCAGATCCCGCAGAACCAGCAGGGTACGGGACCGGCCGGCACGGCAACCGTTGTGGAGACGAGCGGCGCGGCAACATCAGAATTGCGCGAGCAGCTTGAGCTGTTCCGCAAGGAAATGCGCGACCTCGGCATGCAGCCCTTGGCTGAGGCCAATCTGACCGTTGTCACCACGGCCAATGTATCCAAAAAGGCAAGCTCCGCGGTCCAGGCTTGGGCGTTCCTGTTCAAGGACGCGCTGGAATCCGCGCTCAAGATCACCGCCATGTGGCTGGGCGATAAGGTTGAGCCGGAAGTCGTACTGCACACGGATTTCGCGGTCGAACTCGAGAGCGGCAAGGAACTGGATGCGCTGCTCAAATCGCAGGGTCAGGGCATCTATTCCGCCGAGACGGTGCGCGCCGAGTTCAAGCGCCGCAACGTGGTGTCAAACGACCTCACCGAGGAAGAAGAACAACAGCGCCTCGCCGAAGAGCAGGAGGGCCAACAGCTTCAGCCTGAGAAGGTGATTGATCCGGTTACGGGTGCGCCCGTGGTGGTGACGCCGGAGCATGGCACGGTCAATCCGCCGCCGGCGCCGGTCAAACCACGGCCCACGGCTAACTGACGTCATCCGGTCTTAGCTTTAGCCGGATCATCAAGCGAAGGAGCTTGGCAACGGACTCAGGGATGGCATTCTCGCCTGCAATCCAGCGGCGGGACTGTCTCTCACCAACGCCAAGGAACGCAGCAGCGGAGCGCTGTGACAGTCCTAGGCGGTCTATGGCGTCAGCGTATTGCTTCGGCGTCATATAGTCTCCGGATTGCTTCGATAGCGCGCTTCTTGGTCTCCGTCGCAGCTTCGGCCTCCGCCTTATTCAGGTATAGGCTAATACTTGTGGGGATAATTAGAATGGCGCTGATGGCATCTAGCAGGGCCGCGGAGCGATCTTTCTCGGCGGATATGGTGTGCTGCTGAAGGGCCGCTTCTAATACCAATCGCGCATTGTGAGCTGGCGAACGCGCCGGGCTCCCATATTTACGCTCGGCCAGTAAATCGCACGCCTCGATTATGGCTTGTCTCATTGCGGTCATTTGCCTGCTCCGTTGTTCGATGAAACAAACATAGGGCAATTGGTCCTATAGGTCAATACGTCCTGAAATCACAACTGACGGCAGGAACGACAATGGGCAACCCGTATCATGACCCTAAGAATGGGGAGTTTACGAACGCGCCGGGTGGCACCCATGCGAAAAACGCCAAGGCCCACCTGAACAAGCTTATATCTGAGGACTTCGGCGTTCAGGTGCCCTTAAGTCAATTGCGTACGGAGCGCGGAGCCAACTTGGCTGGATGGAGGGGTGAGAAGGTCCCCGAATTCCAACCCGGTGGCCGCAAGGAGGCATTAGCGAGTCGGGACGCCAAGATCATCTCTGGTCTCAGGCAAATATTGCGGTCTGGAAAAGAACTTGACCCGATTGCGGTGGCGCAAGAGGGCCAGAGCTTCAGGATACTGGACGGCCACCACAGATTTGTCGCTTACGAACTGGAAGGCCGGGCTCGTATACCAGCCAAGTTGGTTAAATAATTGGAGAACGTGATGTCGACCGTGCTGTTACTGACATGCTGGGCCACCTGTATAGGCTTTGGCTTCAGACTCGGTTGGGAGGCGCTACCAGTTGTCCAGCAATCGTTGGGCTACATCCTAGTTCGCGCGATCGTATATCCGTTGGCGGTTTTTCAGGTCACGACTTCCAACATGAAACGCAGGGCGCGCTACTCATGGCGCTCATGGCGCAATATGGGCCTGTGAACCACAGTGTTTGGTTGGGCTGGGATCCTCGTGAGGCATCAGCCTTTGCGGTCGCGCGCAAGTCCTGCCGGCATCATCTGACCCGCCCTATCCCGATATACGGGCTTCTGCTGGATGATCTGATTGGGATGGGCCTGTATCAGCGGCCGATCGAATACCGCGCCAGCGCGGCTGACAAGCCCGTTATGTGGGACGTGGTGAGCGACGCGCCCCAAAGTACAGAGCACGCCAACAGCAGATTTTTTGTGCCCATGCTGGCCAAGACCGGATGGGCGCTGTTCTGCGACGGCGATGTGATGTTCCGCGGGAATGTCGCGCGGCTGTTCGACCAATTGTCGCCTGACAAGGCGGTCTATTGCGTCTGGCATAACCATGATCCCAAGCCGGGTATCAAAATGGATAACCAGGTCCAGACTTCCTACGGACGCAAGAACTGGTCCTCTGTAATCGCCTTCAACTGCGATCATCCGGCCAACAAGGCGCTAACGCTGGACGTTCTGAACAAGACGCCGGGGCGCGATCTGCACCGCCTGTTTTGGCTTGCTGACAGCGACATCGGCGAGCTTGATCAGGCTTGGAATTACCTTGTCGGGCATACTGACCCGGAGATATCCGCGACGATCGCGCACTTCACCTCGGGCATCCCGGACATGCCGGGGTATGAGGACTGCCAGTACGCCGATGAATGGCGAATGCAGTTGGCGGATTGGGCGCGCGGGCCACTGAGTTTTGGATCATGAAATTTAAGATCGTTATTGAACAATCCAGAATTTGGCCAGACACAAGCGCCTATTCGCTCTACAGGCTTAGATGGTTCGGCTGGCAGTTTGTTTCTCAGCACGAATGTCGAAGTTTTGCCGAGGGGCACGCTGAGAAGCTTGCTAGTCGTAAGTGTCGCGCGAGTTTTGTCTGAAGTGGGGTTCGGTGACGAGTTACTTGGAACTGGCTTCGCCCGTGGTGCCAAGGCCAGAGGCAAGCGAATAGCCTTCGGTGACGGCAAGCGGATCATCTGGAATCACCTGAGCGAGCAGATATTCAAGGGCAATCCGAACATTGCGCCTCCGGGCAGCGAGAATGACCGCGACATCGAGTGGCATCCGTTCTGCCGCGGCAACAGGATTTATAACCGCCAAGTCGGTGATCGTTGGGAATGGAATTACTCGTTCCGGCCGATACTGGGCGAGGTGTTCTTCACACCCGATGAAATCGAATTCGGCAAGCGGCATGGCTCGGGCTTTGTCGTCATCGAGCCGAATATGCAGGTCAAGGGATTTGGACCTAACAAGCAATGGACGGTCGATCGTTACGATGCAGTCGCGAATAAGCTGGCCTCGGAAGGGCACCGGATCAGGCAGTTCTACTATGGCGCCGGTCACCGTCTCGCCGCTGCCGAGCAGATCAAGACGCCTTCGTTCCGTCATGCAGCAAGGATTCTGAAAAATGCAGCGCTTTATATCGGACCTGAGGGCGGACTACACCACGCATCCGCTGCGGTCGGTATTCCTGCCGTTGTTCTGTTTGGTGGGTTCATTCCTCCTGGTGTTACTGGCTACGGCACCCACACCAATCTAGCAGCACCAGGAACGCCTTGCGGCTCTCTGAGTGCGTGTGAGCATTGCAAGGCGGCTATGGCAAGCATATCAGTCGGCGACGTGATGGACGCGGCGCGAGCGTTCCTTAGTGGCGCCAAATCTGATATCGTAGCGGCTTGATTGAAGGATCGCCAATGACTTTGGGTCCATACTCAAATGATGCTGTAGACCGAGCCAAAGAAGGCGCGCAGGAATGGCTCAATGGGAATGTAGACGGCTATCCTAGATCCTGGAAGCAAGAGGAGATGGATGCTGAACGCCGCGACTACGATATCTATGACGGCCTAGAGGCCCCTCCGATCGCAGGCTATGAGGCATTGGAGCGCGATGGAGTCGCTGTCCGCATAGAGACGACGATTGCGGGAGACGGGCAGGAGCGTGTCCATTTCCGTCTAAGGACGTGATGGACGCGGCGCATGGGCATTTGAATGTGGAGGCATTAGCATGAAAGAAATCGTAAACGGTATAGAGCGCGAGATGCCACCGCAGCGACCGTCGAAACCGGAAAGTCCGAGCGAACTAATGAACCACGCGCTTGGATGGTTGGTTGCCGCGTTCGTGGTCTGGGTTGCGTTCCAGTGGCTGGCAATTTACATGCGGCATAAGGGTCTATGACCCACGACCCCGGCTACAAGCTCCAGCGCCGCGTCGCCGGATACCACGACATCCGCATGGACGGGATCACCGATCTGGTCTGCCGGGCCAAGGGCGCATCGGTTTTTGATATCGGATGCAACCGTGGCCTCGTCTCATTCGAGATGGCCAACAACGGGGCCACAGTCTGCCACGGGTGCGATAAATTTGAGGAAGGCATCAGGACAGCGCGGGAGTTATTCGCGGACCTGCGAACCGTTGAAAGCAAGTTTGAGGTGGTGGACCTGACCGGCGGGGGTGATGCCGTAACGGCCGCTTTCGGTGATCGCAAATACGACATCGTGTTGATGCTGGCCACTTATCACAAGCTCAAGAGGGTGATGCCGCACACGCAGCTTTGCGCTCTCATCCGACACTTCGGGGACCGCACGAAACGATACTTCGCATGGCGCGGGACATCCGAAAAGATTGCCGAGAACGAAGAAGAAAAGATCAATCTTGACGCTAACCTTATCCCCATGGGGTTCCGTCGCATACACACCAGCTATATCAGCGAAGAACTTGGCATGGCTGCAATATGGAAACGTGCGTGAAGAAACTCCAGCGTGAAGAAGAGATAGCCTGGTTCGTCAACCTGCTGAGCCGCGAAAATGTCCGGTCCTATCTCGAGATCGGGTCCAAGTTCGGCGGGTCACTGGAACGTGTGGCAATGGCCCTGCGCGCCGGATCCCGCATCGTGTCGGTCGACATGCCGGGCGGGACAGGTGCAAGCCGTCCTCATCTGGAGGCGTGTGTAGAGAGATTAAAGGGCCATGGGTACGACGCGCATCTGATCCTGGGCGACAGCACGGCGCCTGAGATTATCGCACAGGCGGCGGCTCTGGGGCCGTTCGATGCGGTATTCATCGACGCCAATCATCTGTTGCCCTACGTCACCAAGGACTGGGAGAATTACGGGCCGCTGGGGCGCATCGTGGCATTTCATGATATCGCCTATGTGCCAAAGCCGGGCAATCCGAAAGAGATCGAGGTTCCGCAGTTCTGGAATTCGATCAAGGGCGGCTATCGTTTCGAGGAATGCAAGCTGGACGGGCCGCATAATGGTATAGGTGTTTTATGGCGATGAGCGAGTGGCAACTAATCGAGACGGCACCTAGAGACGGTACCCACATCCTCGGATGGGATGGGTCATGCCGCGCCGTGATCTATTGGCGCATAGGAGTTCATTGTTTCTGGGAATTGGCAGTCGCGGGATCCTACGCTGAAGATGCCGAATTTGAGCCGACCCACTGGATTGCCATTCCAGAGCCGCCCAAAGCATAAATGCTCAATATCTGTACGTGGCTATGGGGCTCGTCCTATGGTGAGCACTACGTTCGAAGGCTTGCCGCTGGCGTCCATCGCAATCTGAATGAGGCTCACAGGTTTATCGCCTTCACGGACAGCCCGCAGCATTTGCCGGGGATTGAGCAGTATCAAATCCCGGATATTCGGCTAACAGCTGTTAAGGGCTGTTTTGTCAGATTGCAGCTGTTCGATCCGGAATGGCAGAACAAGCTGGGCATCGCGCCCGGCGACCGCGTGGTGAACCTCGACCTTGATCTGGTCGTAACCGGCCCGCTTGATCCGTTGTTTGATCGCAAGGACGATTTCACGATCTTGCAGGGCGTAAATTCTAGCAACCCTTGCCCGTTCAACGGCTCGGTATGGTCCCTGAAAGCGGGATACCGGCCCGATATCTGGAGCGACTTCAGTCTGGACGCGGCCCGCGCCGTGCCCTTCGACAAATTCCCCGACGATCAGGCATGGTTCGCAGCCAAGATGCCTGACGCCGCAGCGTTTACCAGTGCCGACGGAGTGTATGCCTTCAAGAAGCGAGGTTGGCCTGACGGCGATGCCCTGCCGTCAGGTGCTCGCATCGTGGCGTTTCCGGGATGGCGTGATCCGAGCAAGTTTGAGGCCCTTCCGTGGGTCAAAGAGAATTGGAGAGCATGATGCCGCAGTTTCGTAAAAAGCCCGTCGTTATCGAGGCCGTCAAGTGGAACGGCTACAGCAACAATATCGGCCTTACGAACGGCCTAGAGCCGATGAATGGCGAGCGTTACGAGTCCCCGGCCTGGATGCCGCCGGTCTCGTTCGTCGTAACCGATCAGAAATATCCATCCCATCCGGGGCCGGGCGAAATCTGGCGCGACGGCGAAAGTCTTTGGATAGGCACGTTGGAAGGCAACATGGTCGCCTCGCCCGGCGACTGGATCATCCAAGGCGTCAAGGGTGAACTCTACCCCTGCAAGCCGGACATTTTCGCGGCGACATATGAGCCGGTTTCTGGACTAGCGGTTGTGGAATATCTGGGCGCCGACGCCCTCCGGTGATCGACCCCGCCAAGGTCTGCCTGTTCATCCCGGCAGGCCTGAAAGACTTCAAGCTTGATTTATTCGAGCGCATCGGGAGCAAGATAGAAGCTGCAGGCGGCCGGGTTGTCCGCCACGACATCGGACTTATCGACCAGTTGCCCAACGACATTATCCCGATTGTTGGATGCCAGCCGGAGTCAACGCCGCTCATAGCTGAGTGGCGCAAGACGGGCCGCCAGTTCGTTTATTGGGATCGTGGGTACGCCCGGCGCGTCTTTGCCACATGGCTCCCACGGGGCTCTGATGGCGGGTATTACCGCTGGCATCTGAACGCCTACCAGATGCAGTTAATTCGCAACGTCCCCTCCGATCGGTGGGACGCACTGAAGATTGACGTCAAGCCTTGGCAACGCAACGGCCGTCATATCGTGATCGCGGCGCCGACAAGGACATATTCGAAGTTTCACCAGTGCGAAAACTGGATAGCGGAGACGATCGATGCACTGGCGCGCGTCACGGATAGGCAGCTTGTCATCAGGGACAAGGAGTCGAAGCGCTCGTTGCAGTCGGATCTTGAAGGCGCTCATTGCCTTGTTACTCACGCCTCCATTGCTGCTGTTGAGGCTGTCATTCTTGGTTGTCCTGTCTACGTACACCCTGATTCAGCGGCTGCCTTGGTGGGGCAGACGGACCTGAGCAAGATCGAAAAGCCGGTTTATCCAGATCGTGATCGATGGTTATGGTCGCTCGCTGCCTCCCAGTGGAACGAGCAGGAATTGGTGGACGGCACTTTATGGCAGCAACTGGCCTGAAGCGGGCGCTGGTCGTCGGCTGCTCGGCCAACGTCTGGGAAGAAGTACAGGCGGCATCCAATCTGGTGAATTTTGACGCTTACTATTGCGTCAAGCTGGCCGGGGTTCATTGGGAAGGCCCGCGCTTTACCTGGTGCGGCCTGCATCCGGAATGGCAGGAGAAATACAAAGCCGAACGCGCGGCGCTCGGTTTGCACAGCAAATATGAAACCGTTGGCCCGCTCGCCTCGGAATGCGGCATGCACGGCAATCATCCCGTGGACCGGCGGGTATCATACCGATGGCCCGGCATGAATTCGTCGGGGAGCTCCGGACTGTTCGCGGTGAAGGTCGCGTTGGAAGATGGATTTGATCGCGTCGTTCTCGCCGGCGTGCCGATGACAACGGAACCGCACTTCACGCGCGGGAAGCCGTGGGCGCAGCGAGACAGCTTTACCAAGGGGATGACGGAATCCATCCCGCACTTCGCTGGTCGCGTTCGTTCGATGAGCGGATACACCAAGGAAATTCTGGGCTCACCTACGCCCGGATGGTTGGCGGAAAGCCGAACCTGAACGCTGGCACCGCCAGCACATCGCGCGGAATGCGCATCTAACATCCGGAATGGATAGACCATGGCCCTCAAGGCAATTGTTGAGACGATCGAATCCGTGCCTGAAGCCGCCCGCGGCTTCTACAAGGAGAACGAAGGCAAATTCATTCTCGAGGTCGAGCCTGTCGATGGCTTTGGGCTCGAAGATGTTTCCGGCCTGAAGAACACCCTCGGCAAGGAAATGACGCTGCGGAAGCGGCTGGAGAAAGACGTCCTGAAGTTCAAGGACATCGACCCCGACAAAGCCCGCGACGCGCTGGCCCGGCTGGAAGAGCTTGGCAACATCGATCCCACGAAGGAGGCGGACAAGATCGTGTCCGAACGCCTTGAGGCGGCAAAGCGCCAACTGCTCGAAAAGCACGGCGAGGAAATCAAGACGCGGGATGGCAGGATCGGCCAGCTCACAAAGACCGTCGAAGGTCTGCTCATCGATCAGTCGGCGACCGCCGCTCTGGCCGAGTCAAAGGGCTCAGTGGAATTGCTGTTGCCCCACGTCCAGAAGCACACCCGCGTGCGCGAAGACAACGGCCGGTTCGTCGTTGAAGTGGTGGACAAGGATGGAAACGCCCGCATCGGTAACGCGAAGGGCGACCCCATGACGATTGCCGATCTGGTGCAGGAAATGCGTCAGTCGGATGCATTCGGCCGGGCCTTCGAAGGCTCTGGCCAATCGGGCAGCGGAACGCAGCCAACCAAGCAGCCGGGGAATCCGGATCAGAAACCCGGCGTCCCGAAAACTTGGGCGGAAGCAAAGACCCCCGAAGATAAGGCCGCCTTCCTCAAATCTCAGAAGAAGGAATAGTTTTCCATGGCTATGTCAAACATGGTGGTCTTCAACGATTTCGTTCAGCAGACCATCACCGAAGTTATCTCGCAACAGGTTGACCTGTTCAACTCGGCCTCGGCCGGCACCATCACTCTCACCACGAAGCGCAACATGGGCGATTTCCGCCAGCGCTCGCAGTTCTCCGAGATCGCCAACCTGATCCGCCGTCGCGATGTTTACGCATCCGGCGCCGTGTCTCCGGTTGCGCTCGCGATGCTGCAGGAAGCGTCGGTCAAGGTTGCGACCGGCACTCCCCCGATCGCGTTCAACCCTTCGCAGTTCACCTGGATTCAGGAGAGCCCCGAAGTGGCTGGCGTGGTGATCGGTGAGCAGGTCGCCAAGGGTCAGTTTCAGGACATGCTGAACACTGGTCTGAAAGCCGCCCGCGCTGCGTTCGTCAATGTCGGCGCCACTGCCGAATACGACGTGCCGTCGCAGGGCACGCTCACCCTGAACGCCCTCAATCGCGGCGCGCAGAAGTTCGGTGACAGCGCTCAGTCCATCCGGGCTTGGGCGATGCACTCCACCCCGTTGCACGATCTCTATGACGCGGCGCTGACCAACACGGCTCAGTTGTTTGTGTTCGGTGACGTGCAGGTGCGCGAAGACGGTTTCGGCCGGCGCTTCGTCGTGACCGACTCGCCGTCGCTGTATGGTGCGGTATCGTCTCCGGACGTGACCGACTACTACACGCTGGGTCTGGTCGAGAATGCGATCATCGTTGAAGACAACGGCGATTTCTTCTCCAACCTCGAAACCTCCAACGGTGACGAGAACATCACCCGGACGTGGCAGGGTGAGTGGACCTACAACCTGGCTCTCAAGGGTTACACCTGGGATACGGGCAACGGCGGCAAGTCCCCGACCGATACCGAGATCGGCACGGGTAGTAATTGGGATAAGACCGCGACCAGCATCAAGAACACCGCTGGCGTGGCTGTTCGCAGCCGCTAATCGCGGGACACGACATAGAGGGCGGGGCCTGTGCCCCGTCCTTTGCTTTGAGATCGGAGCCTTCGGATGCTGACCTTCGTTTTCTACGGGCTGGATGGAATATCCGCCAAGGCGAGGGCGAAAGAACTCCGCACCCGTGAGGCTAGGGCCACCGCTGTTCAGGCGGATATGTGGTCAAGCAATGTTCCGCAGTCCGACCATATCGAGTTCATGCCTGACGTGGCTCCATGGCACCGTGAGCGCATCGAGGCGGTGTATGGCGTGGTTTCGGTTCAAGCAGGCCCAGAGCCAACCAAGTTTTACGGCGAGGATATCCCGATAGATGTCGGCGGCACCGCATTGATGGGCTGTAAGATTGTTGAGGGGCCACTCCTATACGATGCGGCCGTAAATGATCCGGCTCCAGCGCCAACTAAACGCCCGCGCGGGCGACCACGAAAGGTTGCCGCATGATCATCGTTGAAGACGGTACGGGCTTGGCGGATGCCAATTCCAGCGTCAGCGTTGCTGATGCCGACGCCTATCATTCGGCTCGTGGCAATTCGGCATGGACGGAAGCCAGCACATCGCCAGATCAGGGCAAGGCCGCCGCGCTGATCCGCGGGACTGCCGCGATCGAAGCCATGATCAGGAACAGGCTTTCGGGAGAGAAGATCAACGGCAGGGAGCAGGCGCTCCTATTCCCGCGCTCTGGCATGACCGACGCAGACGGCGAGGAAATTGCCGAAGACGAGATCCCAGTCGAGATAGTTCATGCCGTTTGCGAGGCATCCTTGCGGGAGCTTGTTGCGCCCGGCTCCATGTCTCCCGATCTTGAACGGGGAGGGCAGATAAGGCGGCTGAAAGCTGGCAGCGTCGAAATCGAATATGGTGGAAACGCATCGGCTCAAACCACGTTCAGCATCATTGATGGAATCCTGGCTGGATTGCTCGGCGCGGCTCCAAGTCCATATACAGCGTCGGCGGTGAGGGGATGATGGATAGCGTCAGAATTAAATCAGAAGGCGGTATCGCCAACGGAACGAAGGTCATCGACACGGTGACCGGGGCCGAGATCCAAGGCATTGAGCGGATTGCTATCGATTTGCGCGCTGGCGACCTCGTTAGGGCAAAAATCGACCTTTGCGCGGTTCAGTTAGACGTTGCGGCCCACGCAGAGTATCGCGTCGCAAGCCCCAAGACCGGCGATATGAAAGCCGTACGGCGAATTGAGTTTGCGGACGGTGAAGTGGTCGAATTCTAATGACCTCTCCGCTCGAGGGCGCACTACGGGCGCAAGTCTACAAGGGCATGCGGGGGCTGTTCCTTGACGCTGTGCTGACGCGCGATGTTATTCCGGATAGCCCGGCCTATGACCCCGCCGATCCGCCCGCGCCAGTTCCGGTGCCATACGCCTGTAAGGCAATCGTGGAAGACTACAGCGCCGGCGTGCGCGCTGGCGGTTTAGTCAATGCGACCGATGTCAATATCATAATCCTTGCAGCATCGCTTTCGGTGGAGCCGCAAGCCGGTGACAGATTGTCGGTGCCGTCTCAGGGTGTCTCGGGAACGATAGCGGGTCCGGCTACGAGCGGAACTTCTAGCATGAAGGCTGTCTCGACCGATCCGGCCCGCGCTACATGGTCGTGCAGGACGGTGACGTAATGGCGGCGGATAACGTTGTCAGCATCACAGGCAGCCGACCATCCCAACTAGGTGAGCCGCGCCAAGGGCTGATTGAGGCAATAGAAGATATACTGGCGATGGCGAAGTCGGGCAGGCTTCAGAGCTTCATCGGGACAGGCTTCACCGCGGACGGCAACCGTCTCGCGTGCTGGGGCGGTCACCACGAAAATGTCTACGAAATGCTCGGCGCAATCAATTGGCTGGAGCATGAGTATGTCAGCCGGCAGACGAACGAAGCCTGATGGCCGCCAACCGCTTTGACCAGTTAATCGACGCATGGGAACCCCACCTTCGGCAATCGTTCCTTGAAGCGTTCAACGAGGTCAGGAACGCCGCGCAGATCGACCAGATCGCGAGAATGCTCGAGCGCGGGGATATAGGCGGCGCGCTGCGCGCAGTGGGCTTAGACCCGATCCAGTTCCGGGTGTTCGACAAGGCGTTTGAATCAGCATACGAGGCGGGAGGCTCGGCAACATCAACCGCGCTTCCGGTAGTGAAGGACGCGCAAGGCTTCCGGGTCCGGTTTCAGTTCTCGATCAGAAACCCGATCGCTGAAAACTGGTTGCGGCAGTATTCGTCCAACATGATCCGCGAGATCGTGGACGATCAGCGCAACATGATCCGAGGATTTTTGCAGGACGGATTGTCCAAGGGCCTGAACCCGCGCACCACGGCGCTTGATCTTGTCGGCAGGATCGGCGCCAACGGCCAGCGACAGGGCGGCGTGATCGGGCTCACCGAGAGCCAAGAGCAATGGGCCAGAAACTACGCCGAGGAGTTGGCGAATAATCCAGCCTCCAGCCTCACAAGGACGCTTCGGGATGCGCGGTTTGATCGCGCGGTAGCCAAGGCGGTACGGGACAAAGAACCCATCCCCGCCGATCTGCGGGCCAAGATGGTGGCAGCGTATCGCAACCGCGCGCTGAGATACCGGGCAGAGACGATCGCTCGATCAGAAACCATTCGCGCGCTGCACCAGGCGCAACACGATGCAATAGATCAAGCCATCAAATCCGGCGCCCTGAAGGCCGATACGGTGACGATGGTCTGGCGCTCTGCCCACGACAAACGAGTCCGCGACGCGCACCGAGAGCTTAACGGGTCGCGGATCAGGTATGGCGGGGTGTTTCAATCTTCGCTGGGGCCGATCAGGTTTCCCGGTGACCCTAATGCGAGCGTCGCGAACACAATTTCGTGCCGCTGTTTCCTCGAGCCGTCCGTGGACTTCCTCTCCGGGATCAAGTGATGGCGGTCAACAATCTAGCGTTTGTCTCGGCAGTCGATGACTGGGTTAAATCGACTGAGCAACGCATGACCGCGGTTTGGAAGGAAAGCACCCAGCGGCTTAATTCCGTGGTCGTGGCCAATCTTAGCGGCGGGGTGGTCAATGTTCAGACTGGCTTTCTGCGGGCCAGTGAGCGCGCCTCGACAGAGGCAATGCCGACCATCGATCCCACGGCCCAGCCGAAAGACGAGCAATCGTACAGTTTTGATGAGGGCCAGATCACGACAGTGATCGCTAGTGCCACACTAGGGCAGACTATCTATCTGGGCTGGACCGCGGCCTATGCCGGCCACGTCAACTGGGGCACCGCGAACATGGCGCCGCGCCGCTATGTCGATCTCGCGGCAGAGCAGTGGCAGGTTATTGTGAACGGTGTGGTTGCAGATGCTAAGTCGAGGGTTTAGAATCCCGGTATGGCGAGGGGCGCACAGATAAAGTTTGCGGTCGAAGATAGTTGGCTGCGCAACGAGTATATTACCAAGAGGCGGCGTAATTCAGATTTGTGCGCCGAATTGGGCTGCTCAATGCCAACGCTGCTTCGTATTTTGAAGCGGACTGGGATAGAGCCCCGTGATGACCGAAATGCTGCCGTTCATCATGGCAGGCGAGTCCGGTTCGACCTAGAAAAGGCTGCCAAACTCTACGTTGACAATGAATGGAACGCCGAACGCATCGGTGAACTTCTTGGGGTTAACGCGTCCACCATTCTCCGTAGATTGCGTGAATCCGGCGTCATGATACGGCACCATAACGACACCAAGAGGGGGAAGCCAAACCATCGGCGCATCGATTTAGACCCGCAGTTGGTGGCGTTGGAATACGCCAAACAAGATGCGGATATTAAATCGTTAATGGCGATGTTCGGCGTCACCAAGTCAATCATTCGCCGCGCGTTTGATGCCGCTGGAGTTGAAACTAAGAAGCGGGACCGGGACGGCGCGAAAAACCCAAACTGGCGACCAGACCTGACGGCGGAAGAGCGCGCATTGCGGCGGGATTCTGCGAAGCAAACTAAATGGCGAATTCAGGTTTACGAGCGCGACGGCTACAAATGCCAGCGGTGCGGTGATGCACAGGGCGGGAATCTGAACGCGCATCACGTTGAGGCACACTGTCAAAACACGAAAGACCGAAACGACCCTGACAACGGCATCACGCTATGCGTCGAATGCCACAGGGGGTTTCATCGAGCCTACGGGCTGCGCGGCTTCGGTCGCAAGCAGTTAGCTGAATGGCTCGAAAACTACCGCACGAAAAACGCGGCTTAGTCACTCAGGAAGCTAAGTCTCGGGCTGCTTCAGCCCCGCTTTAATCAAGCCCAGAGAGATCAGGGTGAGCGCGTTTCGCGCCGCGGACAAGGCTGTGTCTGCCTGAACCGTCTTGCCACTGGCCTCGCCAAGGACGGCACGGGCCGCCTTCAACCGATCATCAGCCTCATTGTCGCTCAAGGGTTTGGAATCTGACAAATGCCTGATCCGGTAGAGGTTGCGATTGAATCCGCGCTGCTCAATAGAGCCATAGCTTTCGCGGCGGCGCAATCACCGGCCCTTACAATTTCGCTGCCGAATATTGCGTTTACCCCGCCGCCAGACAAAACGGCATCCGGCAGCACCGTAATTTACGGGAAATGGCTCAAGGCCACGTTCCTGCCGGCGCCGACGCTGGGGCTGGGCGTCAGCAGCAATTCAACCAATCAACTCTACGGGCTGCTTCAGATTGACGTGTTCCACGGCATTGGCGCTGGCGAATATGCGCCGGGCCGCATCGCGTCGGCAATCCTCTCATATTTCAAGTTCGAAACGGTCGTTACCAAAGATGGGTTTTCCGCAAAGGTCTGGAAGCAGCCTTACCGCTCAGCCCTGATGACGAAAGACGCTTGGACGCAAATCCCGGTGACGATCCCCTACGTTTGTTTCGCCCCCAATCCTGCTTGACGCAGCGATTACCCGCCGCTCAGCGGCTCTTTCTCAACTAATGGAGAACTACCATGCCCGCAGGCGTTGGACCCGTTTCCGGCACTAAATTCTTTACCGGCCCCGCTGGGTCGCCTCCCACGTCCCCCGATCAGTGGATCGAGGTCGGCGACATCTCGAACCTTGGTGATCTGGCCCTGCAGTTCGCTCAGATCGCGGTGGAATCACTCGGCAGCGGGGACACCTATCAGCTCAAGGGCCAGCGCAGCCTTCCGAACTTCGAACTGACCATGAACCGCAATGACAGCGACCTTGGTCAACTCGCACTCAAGGCCGCCGCGGAAGCAGCGCGTGGAACGCTCTATCCCTTCAAGATCCTTGAGACGGATGGCGGCACCGCGATATGGCAGGGCGAGAGCTTCGGCTATGGCCCGTCCTATGGCGGTGTCTCGAGCCTGCGGTCGGTCAAGACCTCCGTTTCCATCCGGCCCTCGACGCTTACGATCACGCCGAGCGTCTGATCATGGCTGGCGTTGGAGAGGTCGAGATCACGCTCGACGGCAAGACAGAAACGCTGCGTCCTTCACTGGGCGCAGCGAAAAAGGTCAATGCGGCCGGGGGATTTCAGCAGGTGTTAAACCGGCTGCTGGCGTATGACATGGACTTTTATGTCACTGTCGTTGCGGCCGGGATGAACAAGAAGCCGCAGGAAGTCGAAGAGGCGGTCTACACCTCCGGACTTTACTCGCTCGTCAACCCCTTGGCGCTCTATGTCGGCTATCTCGCCAATGGCGGCAAGCCGGTAGAGGCGGCCGGAGATTCCAAATCGGGGGAATCGTAAGCCACGCGGATTATTTCGCGTGGCTTGAAGAGATCGGCGGCGGCTGGCTTGGCCTCACCGAGGAAGAAACCAACAATTCTTCGATGCAATACCTCGTCAATGCCTTCTATGGACGCATGCGAATGCTGAATTGGAAGAGCGGCGACGTGTTTGCGCGCGTCACTCAGACTGAAAAATCACCTTTGTTCAAATCCCTGGTCGCACTAGCCAAGAGAGAGGGCGTCAAGCATGGCAGATGACGTCGCGAAATTAGGCCTCGAGGTCGATTCCAAAGGCCTTGAACAGGGAACGGACAAGCTCAAGGAATTTTCCGATACGGCGAAGGAGGCGGGCGACAACGCCGACAAGGCCAGTAGCAAGTTCGTTGGACTAGGGTCGTCTGCGTCCGACATGGGCGGCAAGTTCAAGCAAGCCTCTGACGGTGCTGAGAAGATCGTCAGCGGTATTGGGAAGGCGTCTGAAACCGCCAAAAAGGTGGTAGACGCCACAAGCAACGCCGCCGCTGCTGCAGCGAAGGTGGTTGGGTCTTTCAATAAGACCTTTGCCGAAACCGATACTGTAACGCGCGCCACGCAGTCTGCCGCTGATCGCGCGGGCATTTCCTTCAAGGAAATGGAGGCCAGAGTAGCGGGCGCATCCGGCGCGGTCAGTGAATCCGACGCCGCCGCCAGCGCCGCCAATATATCCTATCTGCGGGCTGTTGGCGCGGTCACGTTGCTTGGTGTCGCGGCTGCGGCTGCGGCGGTTGGCGCGGGCGTGCTGGCCTATCAGTGGTTGACGGCGCAGACGGCAATTGACCAAGCCCTGATCGGTATCGGCCGCCGTACCGGCACCACCATTTCCGACATCAACAAGTTCGCATCTGCCAATGCGACGGCAACCGGGCTTTCGGTCAGTCAGGCGCGTGATGCCGCCATTGAGTTCACCAAGACCGGCAACATTGCTGTAGACCAGCTTAAGGGCCTTGGGGACGCCGTATATGGCTTCTCCGTTCTCACTGGCAAGGATGCCGCCGAGGCTACCAAGACGCTTGCGGCGGCCCTCTCTGGCGATCTGGTGAAGGGGGCGCAAGACCTCGACAAAATATACGGCACGCTTGACGGTCGGACGCTTCAATATATCTCGACGCTTCAGGCTACAGGCGAAAGGCAGGAAGCGCAGAAGATCATCCTGAAGGCGATAGAGGAGCAGAACAAGAAGGCCGCCGACAGCGTTGATATTCTAACCAAGGCTTACAATTTCCTTGCAAACCAGTTGGACGCCACCGCGAACCAGTTGGGCAAGTCGCTCACATTTTCGCTGCCGGGCGATCGGCGAAGCCCACTTGAAGTTGAGTCAGAAAAAAACCAATCGCAGTTCGCATCGGATTCGCGGGGCGGCGACGATGCTGTCAGGCAGTTGTTGCCCCAGATTGGGGCCTATGAAAAGCTGATAAAGCTACAGGACGACCTGAACAAGGCGCGCGAATCGGCTGGCGCTCAAGGTCTCGGTGGGTTCAACGATGCCGCCGCAACTGCCATACAGAACCAACTCGCGCTCACCAAAGAGGCGATGGCTGAGACCGTTAATTACAATAACGAGATCGCCAGAGTCAGAGAGGAGTGGGCCGGCACAGGAGTCAGCATCAAGGCTGCGCTTCAACTTGAAGCGCTCCAGGACCAACTCGCAATCGTTCGCGCCACAAGCGAATCCGAGCGTCAAGCCGCGCAATACGCCGCTGCTTACAGTGCGGCAAAGCGTGCCAGCATGAGTGACGTTGATGCGGAGCAGATTGCTGCGGACAAGATGGCCTTGTCGGAGGCGAATGCAACAAAGGCGGTAATGGACCGCGTCCAGTCACTAAGAGACTCAACTGCGATGATCCGGGCGCATCAGAACGGAACGGAGGCGACGACAGCGGCAGCGATTGCTTACAAGAACGCGATTGCTGGAGGCGCTACGGAGACCGCCGCGGCAGCACTGCGTAGCGAAACACTTAGAAACAATTTGGCGAAGTCCGCCGATTATGCCCATCAATTCGAACAAAGCATGGTGCGCGCAGCGAATGCGGCGGATAGCGCGCAGGACTCAATCAATCAAGCATCACAAGATATGCAAGATGCCGCCGCTGCCGCGCCCGGCGGCTCTGGCAGCTTCGATGTCCCGAAGGGAACGCAATATACATCATCATGGGATCCGTTGGGGTATCGTGGAAGGCAAGAGGTAAACCAGACCAGCGATCAGGCCGCAGCCATGGGACTGCCGAATGGTCTCGATGCCGCAATCAAAAACGTGCAGCAGCAGCCGACTGGAGACCTTCGTGGTGGTGGTTCCTATGCCGCGACAGACCAAAGCATGATTAGCACGCTTCAATCTCTCTACGAATTGAAGAACGCGCAGACGAACGACAACGGCGTCAAACGGGCGAACATTACGGAAGAAATAGCATGGTTGAACACGCTCCCTGAAACCATCGCACGCAATCAGCAAATCGTAACCCTGACGCAATCGCTCGACTCACTCAAAGACAGCGTGGATGCATCGACACAGGCCACGCTAAATCCGCTCTACCAGCAAGGTCACGGCGCGATGCCGCAGATCGGGTATTACCACGCGGCAACTGGCCTTGACGGGATTGTCCAAGGTCCAAGCGGTGTCGATAAAGTGCCCGTGCACATGATGCTGACGGCTGGCGAGCACATCCAGGTCACGCCGGCAGGGCAGAGCAACGACAATCGATCGTCAAGAACAACGAATCTAACTCAGAACATCGTTGTCTCGGGAAGCGACACGCCCCAGCGCCGTCGCAATGCGATGCAGCGCGCCCAAGGTTTCGTTTCGGCGGCAGGATAATCCATGGCAACCGCTGATCTGACCTACTTCCCCGATGATGTTCTCGTCGGGGCCATCCGGCGTTTGGTCACAAGCACGGCCACGCAGCCGGGAGATTCCGGCATTGATGGGCGCTTGGGCAAGTACGATTTCCCATTGCTTGAGCTAACCGTTTCGCCATTGCCAGAACAATCCCAGGAAGTGGAGGATTTGTTCTTCACTCAGAACGGGCCTGAGCGATCGTTCTTGGTCAGGCCGCCGCTTGTGCGTGATCGTGTTGCGACAGCGCAGCCGCTGCTTTTGAATCGCGCCCCTGCCTTTGGCACTGGGACGGCTGCCGTGTACCAACTCGGCATAGCCAAGACAGCGCGCGATGCTGACGGCGGGGCGCTGCATACGGTTTACAAGCCCATCTATCACCCCTTGGCATTGGCGATGGTGATCTACGCCAATGGCGTTGCACTCGCCACAAGCCCCGCGCTGTGGACGCTAGGGGCATTGGGGAGCATCACAGTTACTGCCCCGCTTGGACACGCCCTTACCGCTGATTTCGATTACGACACGGCGATGTTTTTCGTTGCCGATCAGATCGAGACGACTCTGCAAGCCTCTGAAGTCGAGTTCGTCAAGGGCATCACGATCCGGGAAGCCCCCGGCGAATGAGGACGATTACCTTAAGTGCAAACCCGCGGTTGCGGGCGATCATTACTATTACGCGGCGTGACGAGACGATCATTCGCGTCAGCAATTCAATGCTGGCGATTACAAACGGCGGGGACACATGGCTCCCGTCTCCCGGTCTTTCGCTTTCGGACTTCACCGAGCGCAATGACGGGACGGTCCCCAGTACAAGTCTTTCCGTCTCCATGGAGCGGAGCGGGCTGTTCGATCCTCGAGACGTTGATACCGGACAATTTGAAAATGCTCTTGTTGAGATCGACATCATCAACGCCGCGGCGACCTCGCCCGACCAACGATATTTCCTGTTCATCGGGAAGATCATCGGCGACATCAGGTACGGCATAGACCGGAAGGCCACGTTCGATATTGTCGGGAAGTTCTCGACTCCGCGCGACGTCTTTGTTCGGAAATACGGCATACCCTGCGATGCTAATTTTGGAGATCCGCGCCGCTGCAAAATACCGACCTTCCCGGATGTTGAGGAAGGCAGCAGAGACCTCCACGACGTTGAGACATCGGAGACTATCGCTGTAGGTGACCGGCGGCGGTTTCTGTCGGGCTCTCCGGCCAGTTACAACAACGTCTATCTCGAATGCACAGCGATCACGACGGGGATAACCGCAGACACGGCGCCGGCATATTCCACCACGGTTGACGCAACGACCGTAGACGGCGGCGTGACGTGGACGACCAAGAACGCATGGGCGCGGTCGTTCGTGGTCGCCTCTGTTGTCAATTCTCGCAATCTGTTTCTAACGGCGCTTCCGGACCCGAGAGCATCTGTGAACTCATGGTACGGGCCGGGGCGCATCAAAATGCTTACCGGCTACATGAAAAACCGGGCTGCCAAGATCAGGGCGTGGGACGGCACGACGTTTCAAGTGGAGTTGATCCAGCCGATCGCGGAATTGCTAATGGTCGGGGACGCCGGCGAGATCGCGCCCGACTGCGACAAGACACCGGGCATGTGTCTCGATAAGTACAACAACAAGAACAATTATCGCGGTTTCGATCATCTCACCGGATCGAAGATAGTCACGTCGACCATCGTTCCTGGTGTGACGCCGTTCCCTGGCCCGACCGACGATCCGGGCGCGCCTGTCGTCGGCGGTTACGCGCCATTCGCGGTTGAGTTTGCGGCGGGGTCGGACTGATGGCCCGCGCGCTATCCGCCCCGTTTTCCAGCCGGTTGACAGAACCGTTCATAGGGCTGGCAAGTCCATTCTACGTCGCGCCAGCGTTAACCGACTCAGCCAAATCAACCCTAACCGGCGTTGAGCAGACCGCGCTTGAGGGCGCGCTATTCGGCAAGGAAATCCCGGTCTTCGTCGGTGGCGAGAGTCTGATGGGCTGCCGGATAATCGAGGGGCCATTTCTTGAGACGGTTAGCAGCGTCAGCGTCGTGTCGTTCATCGCGACGTGCGCGGTCGCGGCGACGCCGGGCGCGACGCGGACCATCACTAGCCTTAGATTGAACGGAACAGAGTCGTGGACTTCTGCCGGCGGCTCCATCGGGACGCCATTCGCGGGCATGACGGTGAACGTCAAGACGGGAACGGAAACGCAGACCCCGTTCGCCAGCAGCATCACCCGATATGGCTCCAATGCGACCGCCTACCGTTCCCATATCTGCGTCGAGGTCATCAACTGCCCGCTGTCATTATTCAACAATGAAATCCCGTTCGCGTCGATCTTTGTGCATGAGGCCGACAGCATCACGCGCAACGATGCATTAGCGGCACTCGCTCGCTATGCCAGATATGACGACAGCGAATTTGAGTTCGATGTCAGCGGCTCGGATAAATTCTGGATCGTCGGGCAGAACACGCAGTTCATCCCGTTTCTTGCTGGGTTGCGGAGCATTTTTCGCCACTGGAACATCACGGCAACTGACAAGCTGCGCGTAATTGAAAATAGCGCGGACGACGCGATAAGCGCCACGATTGTACGAAGCAACATGCTCGCTAATGATATTGAGCTGGTGTGGGATAGCCCTCTCAGCATCACTAGTGATCGTGCTTTGGGCTTCATCGATACCGGACGAGACAACGACTTCAACACTGCCACGGCCCAGCTTGAGAGATTCCCTGTTCCTCTTACAGCATCGCAGGACTCCGAAACCATTGAGCTGCCGATCGGCATGACATTTGCGGAGGCGTCAACCCTCGTTAACGACTCGCTTCAAATCGATGATATCGCGCGCAAGAAAATGCGATTTACCGCAAAGATGGCTCTCTATGGCATGGAGCCGGGGGACATCTTTGACTTCAGCGACGATCCCGACATTTCGTTGACGGCACGGATTATATCGATCGCAAGGCGGGCGTCCGACCACGCCATCGAAATTGAAGCCGAACGGGTTGATTTCTCGACGTTCGCCAACGTCGCCCCGGTCATCACCTCGAATGGCGGCGGCAGTACAGCCTCGATTACGATCAACGAAAACACCACGGCCGTCACGACGGTAACCGCGACCGACGCCAATGGCGATCCGCTGACATATTCGATCAGCGGCGGGGCCGATGCCGCACTGTTCGGTATAGGCGCGAGTACAGGCGTCTTGGCGTTCCTGGTTGCGCCTGACTACGAGACGCCAACCGACGCAGACAGCGACAACGCTTACGTCGTCATCGTTCAAGTCTCGGACGGGTCTATGACCGATACGCAAACCATCACGGTAACGGTTGCGGATGTGTCAGAAGGTGGCGGCACCGCCGACGATGACTTCTTACTTTTGATCGAATAGGACACCACAATGGCCGATAACGTCACTTCACCGATTCCGGCGACTACAAAATTCAAGTCCAAGGACACTGGCACCAACGGCCATCTGATGGGCCATACGCTCTATGATGAGGCGGAGGCGGAGGTGCTTGGCAAGGTCACGGCGAACCCGACCGCGAACACTGTCCTCGGTCGGTTAAAGGATCTGCTCACCGGAATCGTGTTGTCAGCAGGCTCTGCCGTCATTGGTGCGGTTACTCAGTCCGGCACATGGACAGTGCAGCCGGGAAATACCGCGAACACCACGGCATGGAAGGTGGACGGTTCGGCTGTTACGCAGCCGGTTTCCGGAACCGTCTCAATCACCGACATCTCCAGCGCCGAATATGAAACCGTCGCAGCATCTCAGACTGCACAGGTGCTCGGCGCAACCGGAGGGACCGGGGATTATATCTCACACATTACCGTCATCCCAACCTCGGTATCACCGGGCGTTGTGACGCTCTTGGATAACGCTACTTCGATTCCGGTATTTGCGGGTGGCACCGACAGCCTATCGAACCTCGCGCCGTTCACCATTGTCTTGGGTGCAAAGAGCACTTCTGGCGCATGGAAACTAACGACCGGCGCCGGTCTTTCCTGCATCGCGTTCGGAAACTTCACCGCATGATGTGGCAGATCAGACGAGGATTGATTGTAGGGCGCGGGGCGCTTGATGGTGCGCCTTTCGTTAGCCCATACGCAACCTTCAATGGCGTCAACAGCGGCGCTACCATCAGCAATGCCGGACTTACTGCGACACACGCCACGGGCTCGGTGGGTGGCGCGCGCAGCGCCACGGCAAAGAATTCGGGTCTCTATTATTTTGAGATGACGTTGACGTTGGCGGAAGCTAACAGCGGGGTGGGGCTCATAACGGCGGCCGGAACATATACGAACATTGTCATCGACGGGGTGAGTTGCGCCGTCGTATATCAATCCGGCGCGATCTGGTCGAACAACGCCAACTCGGGGCGCAGTCTCGGCGCTCTGGCCAACGGCAACATTATCGGCATCGCGGTCGATCTGGACAACAACAAGGTCTGGTTCCGCAAGTCACCGTCAGGAAACTGGAACGGTTCTGGAACAGACAATCCCGCCACGAATACAGGGGGCGTTAGTATATCAACTTTCTCTGCGACTACGCTCAGCCCGGCGGTTGCGTGGGCGAATTCTTCCGGTGGAATAGTAACGGCAAACTTCGGCGGAAGTAGTTTTAGCGGGACGTTACCAAGCGGCTTTACATCGGGGTGGCCGCTTTAACCGAAGATCGCTTTGAAGAGCGTGACCGGCCAGATCGCGCCTTCCGGTATGGCGAGCGCAATATTGACGGGAAGTATTGTCGGGCCGGACTGCCAAGACCGGAAAAGCGCGATCGTCAGAACCGTGACGACGCCGATCAGGATGTAGCCGAGCAGGGCGATCTCAATCCAATATTTTGAAATAGCGTTCTCATCTTGCTGCTTCATAACAGGCAGTTTCGCGCACTGGTTGCCAGAATTCAAGGGGCCGTAAGGCCGAAAGGTTAATGACGTGGCCTATCTCTCACAAGCAAGTAGCCCGGTGGACATCTGATGGGCTACATAAATCAGGCATCGGCTACAGCCACCAACTCGCCCATGATCACCATCAGCATGTGGGTGAAATACCTCGGCGCTGCCGATACGGGGGCAGCCATTTTCGGCTTTGGCCCCAATGTGGCGAATGGTGGCGGTCTATTCCTTAGTTATACGGGCGACGGAACGTCGGGATCGATCGGCTGCGGCCTGGGTGGGGTAACAAACGCTCTAACGTCCGAGGACTGCTTTACGGGAGATCCCGACAATAACTTCAAGGGACACGGATTGGGCGCTGAAATAGGGACCAACCAATTCTCTGCCGGGACGAACTTCGATTTTTCCAGTCCCGGCATGAGGATCGACACTTGGTTTCATCTGTTTCTAACTATCGATGTCAGTGCCGATTCGAGGGTTGGATCGATTGCTGATATTGCGGACATTGACGACCAGGCGGATGCTACTTCATGGGGAGTTGCTAAGGCCTTTGTTAATGGCAGCGAGGTCGCGGTCCTAACAACTGGGGACTTTACGCCAAGGGGCCGATCAGATTCTGACGGTACGCTTTGGTATAGCGCGACCGGCGCTGACGGCAGCTCTGGCGGACCCATTCAGCCCTACTATGCGCCTGCATATCTGGACGGGGTTAACGTGCGCGGTTCGGCGGAGTTCTTCGTTCCAGGCTTTACTTTGCAGTTGAACGGCATTCCGATTGGAATTCCGACCTATGACGGCATCGCTGGGCCTCGGATCGCTTTTGCCGATATTCAAATCTGGGTCGGTCAGTACATCGATCCGACCACGAACATCGACAAATTCATCAGCGGCGGACGGCCTGTAAATACTGCGATTGCTGAAGAGGCTTTTGGAGTGCCGACGTATCGCCTTAACCGACCGGCTAGTGACGTTGCGAATAACACTGGCAGCGGGGGCGATTTCACCAAGACCGGGACCGTGACCGACGCTACGCCGGGGCCTTAGCCGTAAGCGATCCGCAAAGCCGGCATCGTATTGAACATCGCGTGAGCGAGGATGCATGGCCAGACGCTGCCCGATCGAGCCCGCGCCCAAGCGAGGACCAATCCCATCAGGAAGAATATAACGAGCATATGCCATGGGAGAGGCGTGTGACCAACGAGAGTCGAGTGAATTGATGTCCAAAGTGCGCTGCTTATGATGGCAGCGCAGATTGCCCCAAGAGACCGCGCGAGCGCAGGAAACAGGAAGCCGCGAAACAATAGTTCTTCCGAAAGCGGAGCCCCGACCACGATCGCCGCTAGAGTCAGCCAAAATCCTCCGTGGGTTGTAATTTGTGGCACCGTCAGACTAACCCCACTCCACACGACCAGCGCGAACGCCGCAAATACTACCAAAATGATGGCGCCGATGGTGATGCCCGTAACCACGAAAATATCTGCAAAGCCGCGCCCGCGGGTGAGTGCGAGTTTGCTGGTCCCGCCGGAAGCCAACAAGACCAGAGCCACCATCAGCGCATGTGACGCCAGCAACACTCCGTAGTGCGTCCGCGGATTCCACTGCCCGCCCAATCCAGGGGCGAAGCCATAAAGAACGAACGGGAAAACACCGAAACCGGCTACCAAGATAGCGAGCGTTGCCAAGATCGCCGGGATTGCGCCCCATGTCCTGGCGAGCGGCGCGCTTGCTGCGTCAACCATTAGTCAATAATCCAACCGTTTAAGCGGCCTTCCGAAACCGTCCGTGATGCGAACGCCCGGCTCGGTATGGACGTCACTGATCCACGGAACGCTCGGGTCGCGTGCCAATATGCGCGGCGATGGATCTGGGGGCGGTGGCGGCTCACCTACGCCAACGTACTCGAAATCTCGCGGCGCGCAGCCGAGGTCGACTGCACCGGGCGGCGCGAGCGGCGGCTCAAAGTCGACATTCGCCTTCCTGCCCGTTCCGAAAATCTCGAAAAACTTCTGCGTTGTCGTGGCAAGGGGTGTGCCGCTGCGGCCAAGGTAGCCGCATTCTATCGTCAGATCCTTGATGTCATAAATGCTCGCGTTGAATACGCGCAATGTCTGGATGGGCGGCGGCGGCGTGGTGTCGAAGGTTTGGCTTTTAGAAAAGGATTGGTCGGAGGAGCTCGATTGGCCGCGGTAGCTAGAACGATTCCCAAACGACGATGTCGTGGTGAGGGTAGTGGAGGTTGGTGCAGGGTCACGGCTCCTGACGATCATCTGGCCGAACGGCGCGATTCCGATCAGATCTAACACCTTAGGTTTCGGCGGGAATTGTCCCGACGCCTCAGGCGGCTCGGCCGACCGGATTTGGTCAAGTATCCCAGGCTTGGATTGTTGTGCCGTCGCAGGCACGGCCGCAGCTACCAACAGCGCGGCGAACGCAGTGATTGTTTTGATCATGACCCCATCCCCCACCCTTTGCCGCTGACAAATCTACCACCACAACCCCAAAGTGAAAAGAGAACGAACCATGCCTCAATCGTCTTTTGGCGAGGGATGGCTGTGACTTCAAACCTGAAAGGAGACTGAAAATGTTCGGATTTATCGTTGGTGCGGCTGTTGGCGGCGCGGTCGTCTGGTTCGGCAAAGAAAAGTTGCTGGCCTGGTATGACGCCGTAGTGGCGAAGATCTGATGCGCCTGATCGATAACGCCAGCCGGGAAGTCCACCGGCTCTGGACGGTGCGAATCGCCCTGTTTGCCGGCGTGCTGAACGGCGTTGCATTCGGCCTGGCGGCCTTTGTGGACGTGTTTAACCCGTGGCTGTTCATGGGCCTGAACGTCCTCGTCTATGGCCTGATCGCGGTCGCTAGGCTCATCAAGCAGGCACCTCCTGCAGACGAAGCGGGGGCCGCATGAACGCCCGCAGAACTACCATCACGGTCGCCAGCGCCGCCGCCCTGGCCGCCGCACTTCCCGCCGTCAAGGCGTATGAGGGCCTTTGGCTTGTCGCCAAGGTTGACATGATCGGAACAGGCCGACCCGTGACCGCCTGTTATGGCGAAACCGAGAACGTCAAGCTCGGGCAGAAATTCACCAAGCAGGAATGCGACGACCTGCTAGGCGTCAAACTCAAACGCTACGACGCTGAGATCGGGCGCTGCATCAGCGTCACGCTGCCCGACTACACGCGGGCCGCGCTGGTTTCGTTTGCCTACAACGTCGGTTCGGCTGGCGCCTGCCGATCTACCACCATTCGCAAGATGAACGAAGGCGACATCCGGGGCGGCTGTGAAGCTCTGATGCAGTGGACGCGAGCGCAAGGCCGCGTGGTCAAGGGCCTCATCAACCGTCGCGACAAAGAGCGCAAGCTGTGCCTCGCCGGCCTCGAGCAGAAGCCCGCACCTGTTCGGGTAGCAAAATCATGGTGGCAGAAATGATCGGTTTGCTCAGCGTCGCGTTCGCCGGAATTTGGCCTCTAGTCGCAAGCTACGGCACCGGCGGGCTATTGATCGCCGGGTGTCTGGCGGGCGCGTGGTTCTCTCCCGTCTTTAAAACGCATTTCCTTTGGGCCGCCGCGGTCATCACGGCCGTCATGATCACTTTCACAATAGGAGTTTCCGCAGGTGAAAAACGTGTTCAAGCACAGTGGGACGTTGCGCGCGATAATGCCATTAACAATGCTAAGAGCGCTCGGGCTAATGCTGTTCGTGACGTTGCTCGCAAGCCTTCTCGTTGGTTGCCAAACAAGCGGGATGGGTACGACCGTGACGGACAATGAAGGCCAATGCATCGCGTGGCGGGCAATCACATATTCCACGAAGAAAGACACGGCGATGACCGTGCAACAGGTTCGCGAACATAACGCCACTGGCAAGCGATTACGCTGCTGGAAATAGACGGGACGCCGCTGCGCTGTAACGCAACGACGCCCCTAACTCTCATGAGCCGTCTCTCCATGAAAGCTGAGAATGACAATGCCGACAAGTCGTAAACAAATTGTGGTGTCGCGATGAGCGACGATACCCGAGACCGAGTGATCCGCCTGGAGACCGAGATTGATCACATAACAGCCAAACTCGATGACATGCAGAAAAAGGTCAACGCGATGCACGACCTATTGATGCAGGCCAGAGGAATGCGATGGCTGATCGTCTGCATGGCAGCCATGGCTGGCTTCCTCGCTTCGTTCGCATCCAAGTATTTGCCATTCTCAAAATGATACGCGCCGTCATCCTCTCCGCAACACTCGCAGCATTGTTCTGCATGTGGATGGACCGACCAGCGCCAGTGAAGTCCGTCAAGGTCGATTATTGCAAGCTCGACACGGGCAGTTTTGCCCCGTGCTCCGGCCTTAAATATTCACTCAACATATAGGGCATCATGAAGCACATTAACTGGCCTCTCACGGGGGCGCTCGTTGTCATGGGCGCTCTCATCGTTTTCTTTTACTCAATTAGCTTCAAGCCATCCTACGCCCGCGATCTTGGCCAGTGGGAAAACTCAGACCCGACAATCCGCGAATGGTATCGCGGCCTGATGCAGCCAGACAATCCCGCCGCGTCATGTTGCGGAGAGGCAGACGCTTACTGGGCTGATGAAATCCACGTCAGGAACGGCAAGACCTACGCCACCATTACCGATGACAGGCCCGATGAACCTTTAGGACGGCCGCACGTCCCCAACGGGACAGAGATCGAAATACCGAACCACAAGCTGAAGTGGGACAGAGCAAATCCAACCGGGCACGGCGTCGTGTTCATGAGTCCCGGTGGCTACGTGTTCTGTTTCGTCCAGCCGGGCGGTGTTTAATGGTGTGGTCCCCGCCGCCGACCGACGAGCAATGCCGAGAGGCATATCATGCGAGTCAAACGTATCCTACGCTTTCGGAGGCCGCCCGCTCAATTGACAGGACGGTAACTTGCCTGAAATGGCGAATAAAGCTTTACCACGAACGTGGCTTGAATGGTACGGAGGCAACTGCCGCGCCAGCTGCGGGCCTTGACGTTGTAGAACGGCACCGTCTCTCGAGCGAAATCACCAGACTCAAGAGCGTATGCGCCAACCTCACAGAGCGGCTTGCGGCTGCGGAGGATCACCGGGCATCAATCCTCGGACTGCAGATCGCGCCGGCCGAGCCGATCGCAAAACCTCGCCCCGCCAAAATCTCCAAACATTCCGGCAAGCAAGCCGTCGTCCTGCACCTCTCAGACCTTCACGTTGGCGAAGTCGTCAACCGCGAAGAGGTCATGGGCGTCAATGAATATAACCTGGAGATCGCAGAGAAGCGCATAGGGAGGCTTTTCAACGCGACGTCAATACTGACCACCTCGGCATGGCCCGCCTCTGACGCGGCTCCGCACAAGGTCTGCGTGCTATTGGGCGGCGATCTGATCTCTGGCCATGGTCTGCATCCAGAACACGCCGAGACGGACGCCGGCACGGCCTACCAGCAAACCAAATGGGCGGCGGAATACATCTCCGCCGGCGTGCTTCGGCTGCATCTCGAGCTATTGGAGCGGTTCGGCAAGCCCGTCCCGATTGAGATGATATCCGTTGTCGGCAACCATGGGCGCGACACGTTCGGCAAGCCACGAACCAAGCTCGTCTCAATCCAGAGTTACGACACGCTGGTTTCCGATTTTGTCGAAGCGGCGCTGAAGCAATATCCGACCATCGCGCATTATCGGCCCCGCGGGTTTGATGCGTACTTTGATGCCGCCGGGTGGCCGCTCTTACTGACGCACGGAGACCGCATGGGGTCGGGAGGCGGAACGGGCTTTATTGGTCCGGCCGCCACGATCATCAAGGGGCATCGGAAGATCCTCGACACAGAGCACCGCCAGCGCCGCCCGGTCTACAAGGTGTTCTCCGGTCACTTCCACACTACTTGCGTGACGCCGTTCGGTTTCGGCAACGGCTCGGGAATCGGGTACGGCGAGTTTGCCAAGAGCCTTCGCGCGGATCCAGAGCCCGCCCAACAGAACCTTGTCGTGTTCCATGAGCGTATCGGGATGCTCCGATGGCACCCGATCGCGATGGGAGACCCCTCCGAAGGCTCGATCTATCAGCCGACCGCGGGCCTGATCCTGCCGAGCATGTATGAGGCCCGCGGATGACGCTTCCGCTTAATGCCGAAATGCTGGCTGCCGCCTACGAATATCTGCGGACCACGCCGCCGTTCAACAAATGGAATCTACCTGACCACGAGGACATCAAATTTCGGACTTCGCGTCGACCGCGAGAGGCCGGGCGATACGAATGGGACGGCGACCATCACATTGTCGCGTCCATCCACGGCATCGCCTACACTGAGTCCCTGATGCGGTTCATGTCGCACGAGATGGTCCATTTGCATCTGCAGATCATGGGTTGGGAGAGCAAGGCCCGCAGCGAAGAGGTCCACAACGCCGCCTTCCGGAAGTTTTCCGCGCTCGTCTGCAAGCACCACGGCTTCGATCCGAAAGCATTCTATTGACGCAAGCCCTCATCGTTTTCGCCGCGCTGTTCGCTCTTGATCTCGTTTGGGCAAAGTACACCCTCGCTATCAACGCCAAGCGGTCTCTACTTGCTGGAGGTTACGCCAGCGCCGTTATCGCTCTCAGCGGGTACGCAGCAATCAATTACGTCAACGACCCGTGGATGCTCTTGCCTGCAATGGCTGGCGCGTTCTGTGGGACGATCGTTGGGACACGACAACACCAAAAACCATAAAGTCGAGTTTCGGAATGAAAATCACCTATATGAAATACGTGCCACTAGGTTTCGTTCATGTTTGGGAGAAGGCGGGGTGGGAAGTAACCCCAATCCTGAATGACACGCATCACGGCGTCTACGCAGCTTGCATGGAATGGCGAGGTGAAGGCGAGCCCGTGTGCCCTCGGATAGAGGACGCCGCGTGACCGAGAAGCGCGCCGAATATCTCCGCCTGACATTCCCGGATCCCAACCGCTACGTCATCTCGATAGGCCCCGGCGATCATACGGCTGAGCGATGGGAGATATCCCTTGATCAGCTAAGGTCGCTTGTCTTGGACGCGATGCCGAAGGTTCTAACGCCGTTAGAGTAGACCCGCGGCCTTATCGTCGTCGCCCTGGTGACCGTGGCGCTGCTGTCGCTGGCGGGAAGTATGACTTAATTCGAATTGCCGAGAGGTAATAGCAGGGGCGACCCTGTTTTTCTTGACGACGCTCCTCCCAAGACTCAGCCGCGTCATTCCTTCGGGGGTGGCGCGGCTTTTTTGTTTGTGCGCCAGGGATCAGGTGCAGGTGAGCCAATATTTACAGTTCGGCGCGTGTAGAGCGCCGCCATAGCAGCATCGCGGCGGCGGCTCGATCACGTTCCCGTCGTCGTCTAGTTGAACCGTTTCGAAGGCGTTGCCGCGCATCCGGAGAGCCGTTTGGGGCTGCTTTCGGACCGGGCCTACGATAGCCGCGATCATTTCAGCTTCAATGGCCTTCGCAAGCTTCTGTGACATGCCATGCATTTTCATCTCTCTCCCAAATCATCCGAAATAATTATAGCACGCCGCACGGCCTCATTAACTATCGCACGGTCTTTTCGTTCCTCCGGTGTTAGAGCCATGACAGCTTCGTGGATATCGGAATCAATGGTCCGGTAATCGGTTTCCGGGTCCTTGTTGGCCCATTCGTGCCAGAGGTCGAATGAATCTTTTTCGGTCATTTGGATAGTTCAACTTTGATGATGTTCGGAAGCCATGGGGGCAGCGGCTAAGTTCATCGGTCGGAAGCTGTTACCCGTGGTCAGCATCCGGCCAGCGGGTACTGCACGGAAAGAATTTGTTGCAGGTCTGACCTTGGTTGGTTTGGAAGCGACCGGATTCGCTGTTGTGGCAGTCACCCTCAAGATGCATCCATGTGCCATTCGGCTGCATTCCGCCGCCGTCAAAATATTCGCAGTTCCCGCATAGAGGCGTCGGCTCGATCTCTTGGTCAAAGAATTTTTCAAGTGTCGCCGTCATCTTTAATCCTCCAGAACTTATCCGCTGCGTTGATGTGATTACGCGACGCTAAAGTTGTACTATCCATTCCTTGTTGGCCCATTCCCAGAATTGGTCGAAGGGGTCTTTGGTCATGGGGCTTGGTGCTCAAGACGGCGGCGCTGTGGTGTTTAGAATTTCCTCTATGGCGTCTAGGTAACCTTGATCATACCCCGCGCCGTAACTATTCGGGGCAGCCTTGGTGCTTTCTGCAACGTCCGCGCTGGCGTCTCGCCTTCGGTCCTTCAAATCTTCGACTATCTCTTCGATTGTCATAGCGTGTTCCTTTCCTCTCTCAATCCTTCGATATGATTCTAAACACCTTCGCCCGCTTCCGTTCCCTCTCAGGAGGTGGCTTGCCATAATTCAACGCCCTCATCATTCCAATACGCGGTAACATTGGATCACCGCCTTCGTTCCCTACCAGAATCAATGCTTCTGTTGCAGCTTGCCAGTGTGGTAATTTCTGTTCGTCTGGCGGTAGCTTTGCAACGTAGTTCCCGGCATCTCTTAGGGTTCGTAACTTCCGTTTATTGACGGGGATCGGCTCGGGGAATGGTGTGGACCAGGGCACGGATGGTTAGGCAGCGCCCAGTCTCGCGCGAGCTTGTTTGGCAAGCCCCTCCAACCTAGCAGCCTCGTTCTCAAAATATTGGCGGGTTTTGTCCTCTCGCGCCCGCATCTCTTCGTCTGTCTCGGGGCGCTCGTAATACACTTCAATTTCTGAGTGGTGTTCGCCCTCATACCCGCCGACACTATCAAGATCGACACGCGCCGACGCTCGGTACTCTGGCGGAACGACCTCCAGCAAACCGCGCAACCACTCGATAACCTCAACAACAGTGTCGTCATCATATTTATTATCGGCGATCAAGGAACCAAATATATCCTTTTGGACAACCGACACTTTAACGTTCTGTCTTTCGGTTCGTTCGCTCACGTCACGCTCCCGGTGTCTGTTGGGGTGGCTCTGATCTTCCGCCACGCGGCGGTCCACTGGCGGCGAAATTTCTTTCGCGTTTCCAGCCTCGCTGCAATTTGACCCGCGTCGTTCACCTCAATTGCAGCCATGATCTGATTATAGATGCAGTTGCGGACAGATAGTTTGAAAGTGGACGAGGTTGCCTCGATGGCTTTGGGGTATTGAACCTCGATGTAGGCAACCACCTCCTTGCCGATATCCATGGCGATAGCTTTGATGAGTTCTTTGCTCCAAGGAGCGGAAGCGGACTCGTCGCTCAATTCGCGAGCGGGCAACGAGGTATTGTACTGAGCAAGGCCGGTTGCGCTCTCAGAGCCGGTTACAAGCTTTAGGTTGTTGCTCATTTGCTGTTCCTGATTTGAAAAACCCTACCACAACTCGACGCTTCATGCTATCAACAAAGTGAAAGTTAGCCAATAAACACAGGCATTACATGCCCCTCGACAAAACGCCACTCCGTCTCGTCGGAGAGAAAGATTACTACGTCGAAATTTCCAACGACGATGACTCGCATTACATTCGGATTGCTTCATTCGACGGCTTCGAAGCGGCAGCACGCAAATTCCGCGAACTCACAAAAGACAAACCCGACATGCGGGTAACGATGCGTCGCCGGGCTCATGTGCACGATCACTACATCCCAGAGCGGTTGAAGCAGGAGACGGATCGGAGGGGGTGAGCCATCCCTATGCAGGGGTAGCCGGGGGTTGGGCGAACGGGATTTCGACGCGCCCGATGATGTCCTTCATATCCGCCAAGGCGAACTCTCGCGGAGCGTTCTTTTCATCATCATGGGCAAGCATCAACCATTGCTGCGCGGGGTGCCATTCGGACGATCCGAAGCGCAGGCTAATTGGCGTCGCCCGCCGATAGCCTTCCTCGCCGCGATAATTTTTGTACCAAAAAGTAATCGCCATCTCTCTCATCCTTATCTGTTGGAGCGTCTATTCAGTTGGGTGGGGGCGAGATAGTCTAAGACCTCGCACAGCGCTTGACGGCTGACCTTGATCATCACGCCGTCCATATCGCACCGCTCTTGATGGTTGGTCAGATTGTCGATCGCTGCTTGTGGCCGCTTAGGGCGGTTCGCTTGCTCCCAGCGCTTCCAGTCGGACTCGCCCATCCAACCGCACTGACGGGCCTCCTTCGTGGACATGCACACCTTCTCGCCCGCGTTGGGTGTCGTCGCGCAAAATCGGCAAGATTCGTTCATTCTCTCATTCTCCAATCAGCGGGGAGGGGGATCATTCGGCCGCCATCGAATGATGTGGCCGGTGAAGCTGTTGGTCTTGTAGCGCTCTGAAAACCACTTCCACATGGCCGCGTAATCCGCGAAGCCGTCCGCCCTGGCGAAGTCGTCCATGTCACCGGGAAATCGGGACGTGTCCCCAAGGGTCACGCCGCGCGCTGTAAGCCCGACATACGTACAATCGACGCAGATGGCATCCGCGAGCTTCCGGCAATCCTTCGTCCGCTGCCCGGTGTAGAGCTGCAAAGCCTGCCCAGCCCTAGCGCGAGCGCTCTGGCGAATGGTCTGCGTCTTGCGGCCGGCGGCGACGGCTTCGGCGAACTGCGGTGAGAAGTTGATGGCTACCATCTACCCCACCCCCAGCGCAGAACGGGAGGTCCGATACGTTCCGGCTTTCAGTTCCTCAAGGATCTTCAGGTTACGCTCGCGCTCGCATGGGTAGCAGGACTGGTGCACGGGCTTGCCATGGGCACAGAGCGGCCGCGGCTTCCGTTTTGGGGGTTTGTAGGCGCCGACAATGGTTGAGCAGAACGCCACAAAGTCGGCCTCGGCTTTGTCCAGCGTGGCGCGGCCGGTGTCGCACAGCCGCAGCGTCAGGAAGGTCCGTAGTTTTTTGGAAAGGGCGAACCATTCCCCATGCAGCCGGTCGGCGGCGAACTGCTTGTGAAGCATCCTTTCGTCCTTAACCGCCCCTCGCACGATCAGGACGACGACGGGCGGGAAGGGACCGGCAGAGGCTAGAGTTAGTTGCCGCTGGTCCACGCCATTGCTGAAGCCGATTTTGATCCGGCCCGCGCTGTACATGAAGTAGACGACATCCCCGATCGGGAACGTGTCATTGGGGTATTGGTGAAATGTATAGGTTATTGGATGCCGATATGGGACCACCACCGTTGGAACGTGGGCATAGGGCATGGCAGGCTTTTCAGGCTGAAGTTTTCCTGGCGCAATTGTGCCGACTTTTGGTGGTCCGACGTGCGCTGTCTGTTCCGGAATGTCCGGCTTGTCGAGTAGCGACATTTTGAAAGAAACCCCCGATTTACGGGGTTTTGTATGGTGCCGGTTGAGAGGATTGAACTCCCGACCTTCGGTTTACAAAACCGCTGCTCTACCGCTGAGCTAAACCGGCGAATTGAAAACGCATCGTGGTCAGCGAAATCCTTTGATTCCGCTGCTGTTGCGGCAGGTCCAATATCAGACTTGCCCGCAAAGGGCTAGAACCCCAAACCCGCGTCGGTTGTCGAAAAGCATGAAAAAAGGGCGGCTTGCGGCCGCCCTTTTCGCCTTAGCTACGAGGCTGCTTTATTGGCAGAGGTACCGGCGGCCGTCTGCGCCCCTATACCAGGCGCCCGGCTGGCAGACGAAGCCATTGCGGGCGGCATAGCCGTCAGTATAGCCGCCATACCCGCCGCGGTAGCCGTTGTTGTAGTAGGCGTAGGAATCGCCGTTGTAGTAGGCGTAGGAATCTCCGCGGAACGGCGCCGTCGCGATTGCGCCCGCGGTGCCGATCGCGCCGCCTACGACGCCTGCCGCGACATCGCCGGGCCAGAAGCCGGAATTATAGCGGCGGTCCCACCGGTTGTCGTTCCACCGGTTGTCGTTCCAGCTGTCACGCCAGCCATTGTTCCAGCCGGCGTTGCTGTCCCAACTGTTGTTCCAGGCGGCATTGCCGCGATAGGCGGCCCCGCGCTGATAACTGCCGGTGTAGGGATTTCCTGGTCCCTTGTTCTGGCAATTGGCGTTTGGATAGAACTGGGCGCAATAGCCGGGGTTATAGACCACCTCCTGCGCGATTACGGGGCTTGCCAACGCAGATGAAAGGATCACGCCAGCAGCGCCAAGAAGTCCGAGTTTCGTCAT